ATGGTTCCTCTAGGAGTGGCAGGGTAATTCCTGCCACTGTATTTACACAATTATATTACGAAGTGTATGTGATTGCAATAGTCTTCGGCTTGGCTGATTCTGGAATCTTACGCTCCAGGTACACAGTCAATATACCATCCTTGATGGCTGCACCATTCACTTCCACGTGTTCAGCAAGCGGAAATGTTTGCTTGAAATCACGGCTGGAAATACCACGATGAAAATATTCATGTTCAATATTGTCATCGCGCTTGCTGTTACCTGTTACAGTAAGCAAACGTTGGTCTAAACTGATATCAATTTCACCTTCAGAAAATCCGGCCACTGCGATTTCAATGATGACTGTGTCGTCACCGGTCTTGATCACATTGTGTGGAGGATAGTTGGTTGAACTTTGAGTTTGTGTGACCCGCATTAGGTCGTCAAACACATTGTCAAAACCAATTCCAAATTTGTTGAAAGCGGGGATATCGAAACTACGAAGATGTAGAGTTTTTGTCATGTTGTTTCTCCTTTAATAAAGCAAGTGTGACTGAATAATGTAGACCCCACCATGGGCATCTACAAATGTATTTATACAGGAAATTTCATTGGTTGTCAAGTTTCATTGGCTCAACCACACGATAAGTTTTAAGGTACGCATGTGGTGGATTCCAACTTAGAGCAAAAAAACTATAAAGTTCGTCGGATGCAAATGCCACACGGGTTACATTCTTGACTACTTTGATTTGATAAGGTATATCGTATCGTTCTTGCCACTCATCTAATGCAAGTTGAATATCATACAAGTGATTAAAGTTCACAAGATCAAATGCAATATACATAACATCAGTCTGTACCAGTTAGTGCAGTTGGTTTGTTCACTTGTGCAGGATCAATTTCCACACACTTAATACCTGTACTGGCATAACGACGTAGATTAAACATGTGTGGAATCAATGTGCGTTCCAGTTCTGAATGCAATCCACGAGCGCCAGTTTTGTTGGCCAGGGTATGTTCAGCAATGAGATCCAATGCAGGTTCTGTGAATGTCAGTTCCACTCCGTCTTCTTGAAACAACCAATGGTACTGTGCAACGTAATTGTTCTTGACTTCAGTGAGTATACGGATCAGGTCGGCTTTGCTGAGTTCTTTGAGACTGACCCAATTAGGAAAACGGCCAACAAACTCTGGAATCATTCCAAACTTTACTAGATCATCAGGAGTGGTCATGTCTAGGTTTGTGTTTATATCAGCGTTTACTTGAGCATTGAATCCAATACTTGTGCCTTGCACACGGTTTTTCACAATGCCGTCTAGCCCCACAAATGCTCCACCTGCAATAAACAAGATGTTCTTGGTGTCAATTTCAATCATTTCTCCACCTGGGTGTTTACGTCCACCCCCGGCATTGACTCGACACACAGTACCTTCAACTAGTTTTAACAAGGCCTGCTGCACACCTTCGCCGGATACATCTCGTGTGATGCTGGTGCTTTCGCCCTTGCGAGAAATTTTGTCAATTTCATCCACAAACACAATACCTTGTTGTGTTTTGGCCACATCATTTCCTGATGCTGCATACAGTCGACTGATCAAACTCTCCACATCGTCACCAACGTAACCTGCTTCTGTAATACTGGTAGCATCTGCAATAGCAAACGGTACATCAAGATATCGTGCTACACTTTTGGCCAGCAAGGTCTTGCCCGAGCCTGTGGGGCCTAACATCAAGATATTGGCTTTGTCTAGTTCGGGCTCTGCTGTGGTTTTGTTGATTCGTTTGTAATGATTTACAATGGCCACAGCCAACATGATTTTGGCAGCATTTTGTCCAATCACATATTGGTCCAGATAATTCTTCAATGCAACAGGATCCATCCGGTCAGATGGTTGTGCAGGTGCCGCAGGTGCTTCTTCGTCTGTGAGTAGATCTTGACAAAAGTCCACGCACTCGTTGCAGATACCTGCGTATTCTCCAACAATTAGTTTTTTCACTGAATCTTTGTTTTTGCCGCAGAAGCTGCAGGATGTATGTGTTTCTTTGGTCATGTAGTTTGTGTTATACGTTGTTCAATTTGGTCACGTTCACTGTCACTCAGCTGATCAGGATCATATAGTCCTTGTTCAATTTGGTCAATCAAGTGATCAATATAAGCTGTATCGTAAGTATAGTTATCTTGTTGAGTATTGTCAACACTGATCCACGCAGATCCATTATGTTTATATAGCCTATGTGGCCAAACATTGGTGGACATAAATGTATCACCTTTGCTTGCTTGTTGGGGCAATACAGTACCAAATCCCGATTCAGGAATTTTAGGCAAATATTTCATCCAGGGCAGTTGATCTATCACTCCAACTTCTAGCAAACGTCGATGACGTTTTAATGTATCATCTGGATTATCAGCTTTCCATTTTTCCTTGGCATGTTTGAGTTCAACGCTGTCAGTTTCATCTTGGTCATCATCAACTTGCACTGTGGGCAGAATAACTTTGATCTGTATGGGTTCTTGATCATCACAAAATGGACCGTCGGCCACCTCACACATTCGGTTAGGGCAGAAGGGACCAATGCCAGGGGCATTTATCAATTGCGTACCGCATTTATAGCAAGGGTCTAGTGCTGGATCGCTGGCCTGGTGTTCCCGGATATCAACTGGTGGTTGGCTTGGAACAGTGCTGTCAGCAATTGAGTTGGACCATGGTGTTTCTTGCTCATGTTCGGGTATGTCTTCATTAATTTCTTTTGTCAATGGTTTGGGCGCCCACTTGAGACTTTCTGTAGCAGCTAACAACATCATGATGGCCAATGGATCAAACACGCATACCAGCAGTATGATCACCCAACGCACAGACCGTTCTAACAGGTTAGAATCAGGATTGTCTCCGTAAATCATCGAAGCTATGTATTTTATTGGTCCGACTTCTGCTTCCACCTTACGTACTTCTGCGCGAATAGGTGCGGCTTCTTCATTAAGAATACCAATAAGTTTCTGGTTGGCTTCAATGTCTTTGGCCAACGCACTGCGATCACGAGACTGAGCTTTGCGTATTGAAACTGCTTTGTCGGCACCTTTTTCATCTGTCGAGCGGCCCATGACTTGGTCAACCGCCTCATCCATCTGTTTAATTTGTTTGCGGTTGGCTTCAATGTTTTCTTTTGCTGTTTTAATTTTTTCATCATATATTGCGATCTTGCTTTGGGTATCACCACTTATCAAAATTTGATCACTGTGTGCTTTTGACAAAAAACCAAAGATACCCATACTAGTAATCAGCATCAGCATACACACAGCCGACACTAGATACAGTTTCATCAACCAACGGCAGCGTGACCAGTATTCGTGCAGCCACAATGTGACCACAACTTTTGCCAATTCTAATACAGAACCCATGATTATGATGGGTATCACAGCCGCGGCAAATATAGTAGCAAGACCAGCAATACTGTAATATGCAGCAATGGCACTGAGGCTTAGGGCCACCGCCAAAGTAATAAGACTAAGAAACATAAGATTATTTACCAGGCGATGCTAGCACAGTTACCGGATACTTTATAGCTATCCAGGTAGCAAACTTTTCATCAGGCACATCAAACCACACACGACAGGTGATCTTAACACTGGGTGGCCACCCATTTACACTGCTGGGCCATATATGGTGCAGTCGATCTAGTCGACGTTTCACACCTGATTGGCTACGCCACCCACCAATGCCAAATTCACGATTGGCCTCGGCAATGATTTTGTACCAGACTTTGGTACTGTCAATCTCTATCCAAATACGGTGCATGGGCAAGGGCGTTACTCCAAGCGAATTGAATGATTCGGACATACTCAACGCAGAGGTCCCAACTTCAATAGACATTTACATATCCTTTCCAGATTATTCCTCGTGGCATACTCCCAGGGTACCAGCCTGGTTTTGATCTTTCGATCGAGGTCCTTGTCGCATCCTCAGAGAATTACATCTACCTGCCACGGATGTCCGCAGGCCCGGGTGATTGACTCACTCCGCAGACATCCACTTGACTACTCCACCTCCCTGCCCATGCATAGTAAGTATAGCAAAGATACAGAGGGTTGTCAATTTTAACTTGAACAGTAAGTGCCCAATTTGTTTCTTAATGAAAGTCGCCGCGTGGCATAGTGCAGGCTTCTGCCACTAGAGATTGCACTTCTTGTACTGTATTGCACAGTATCCTGACACTGACATAATCGTCTTTTTTGTTGTAGCCGCCGGCTTCAACCATGAAGCCATTGTCATACAAGTGAACGGTAAAGTAGTCATTTACTTTGATCAGCTTGTCACTGAGTTGAGTTACTGTTTTTTCTGTTGCCATAATTTATTCCTGAGTTAGAGGTTACCAATTGAATTAGTCATGAAATTGTCCTTGAAAACAATGGCGCAATTTGTGACCAAATATTTGATGTGAAGTGTTTGTACTGGTATAAATCACGCATGTGGGCACTCCGACTGTACCTGGACTCACAGCCGCACAACCCAAAAACACTTTGTCAAAGATAAGTGTTTTATCTTTTGGTCTACATACCGTTTGTAACTGTTGATCTGACACCCTGATCCACTGAAGTATAATTTTACTACTGCCTTCAGCTTGATAAAAGTGCTGATTTTCAAATACCCAAGCACCACTGATATTAGATGCGCATCCAACAAGAAAAACAAGTGAGGCCAAGATGAGATGTCTCATTATTCTATGCCTATCATTGCTCGTATGCTACCCAACATTTATTTCTGTGATCCCAATGACGATTATCGTGTACACCAGTATGGAATTCCCATCCTAACAATCCTAGTTCAAGTCTAATACCGGCATGGTCTTGCATAGTGGTATATTGGAATTCAAATCTAAACCAGTTGTTGGTTTTAAGCACTTCAATTTCTAATGTTTTGTGTTTGGTAATCGGCTTTGCTCTATTCCAAACATTTTCAAACTGTTCAGACCAAGGATTGCGGATATTAAAATTTAAATAGATCACAGCACTTTGCCTAATCCCAGCCAAATTAGTTGATCTAACTCTGTTTGATAGTCATTGCACAATCTACGCTTTTCGTAGATTGCTTGCAACAGTTCTTTACCATCGCCAAAGTCGCTGCCGCCAGCACCACGAGCGTCTAGTTCATCAATGAGATCATCTGTGTCAAAGTCTGACAGATCAACATCTACTTCAACTTCTGTATAAATTGTTTTATATGTCATAGTTTATCCCCTGGTTCAAATCCGCGAAATCTCATGAATCTTGGGAACCTGAGGCTGTAGGTTCCGTTTTGATTTTGCGTAACTGCGTCCGCTTCAACTTCAACCACATGACCAAGTAACTGATCCCGGGAAGCCCAATACTCATCACGATCGCTGTCAGACAAACCACTACCAACATTAACTCTGATGTTTCTGCCATTATCAACTCCTTCACATACTATAGCACCCAACCGGCCAGCATTGCGACCAGTTCCTTCCTCAAATCCCACAATATTGAGATCCACAGTGATTGTAGGCTTATATTTCATCCAGCTGCTGGATCTCTTGCATTCGTAAGGTGCAGACAGATCTTTGATCATAATGCCTTCGAATCCATCTCGTACTGCATCTTGGGCATAACGATTCATAACGTCATGGCCCTCGGCAGTGTCCAGATCCACGTCAATGCCCGACATGATGCGCAAACAGTTGGTATTCATTAGTCGATCTCGACTGCTTTCCACCCAATCAAGACGCCTGGCTTGATTGGCATTACAATGCCCTTCCATAAACTCATCCAGTGGCATGGCATCAAAGATATGATATACCATGTCTGAAGTTTCTGCATTGCTCTTGCGATGTGCTTGGCGCATGAGCTTTTGAAAACTCTCACCCACCACTTCGCCATCAAGAATAAAGCTGCCTTTGATTGGAGAGTGTGCCAGTAGTGCAGCTCGAGATTCCATCACAGCATCGGCAATCTGTGGAAAGTTTGTGAATTCTTTACCGTTACGGCTGTACAATGTGCAACCATTTACATTTACCACGGCTATAACCCGTACACCATCCAGCTTGACTTCCAAGCGTTTAATGCCTTTCATCTTGGCCGGACGATCTGTGGAGTCTTGTGCCAGTTGGCAAGAGAACACAGGAATACGATATTGTGTTTTGCCCAGTACCTTGTTTAGTGTCTTTTCGCTGATGCCACAACGTAGATCTTTGCGAATCACCGGAGCACAGATTGTGTTCCATTCTTCACTATCAAATTCTTCACTCACACGAAGCATAAAGTCACGAGCTGCATGTCCAGTGCTAGATCGTGTGCGTAGACTTTCCAGTAAGGCCCAAAACATCGGCCAGGGATTGTCACGTCCAACAAGTCCTTGAGTTTCGGGCACTTGTTTTACATGAAAAGTATAAAACGGATTGTATGCTTGATAACAATTGAACAAAAAAGACTGTGCGTCGGCACTGCCCAATTTTGCCGCCATCAATGCTTTTTCAATCACTTTCTCTTTGTGAATGCGACTGTCCGAACTATTGAGATCTGTTATCCAACCCGAGGACATGAATCCTTTGAAACGATCATCATCGATAGTGTATGGTGCAAGTGGCTCATAAATCATTATTTACTCTTCTTTCTGTTTGGTTAATGCACATACGAACAAAAACTTTTCGTAGGCATCACGCACTGCTGGATTAGAGTATAACACATCTGCTTCGGCAAATAAAGCATTGATTCCTGCTTGTGCAATATCGTGGGCACTAGTGCCGTGCAGTGTATATAGTTCAGTACCATACAGTTTGGCCAGTTTCTTCCAAGCCCGATGTTGTTCATCTGTTACAGGTTTTGGTGCTGGTTTCAACTCACTGGCCATATGCATGGCTCTGACCATGGCATCCTGGGCAACCCTACTAGCAGCAATCAATCCAGCATAGTCAGGATCAATATTGCGACGGGTGCTGCTGCCACCGGGATTTGTCACAACAAGATGAGCGCCCTTGGGGAACGATTCCCCAAGCCGGCTGTCGTGCTCACGCACAGGTTTATACCTGCGTCCTACTTTTTCGTAAAATACTGTTGTTACCATGAGCTGTTGTAAAACACTTTTAGTCCCAGGAACAACTCAGCCTTGGCATTGCGAACAAATGCAAGATCATGTTCTAGGTAACGGTCGTCGCTGTTGGAGCCAAAGAAGAATCCGCTGGTGGCAGGCAACTGTTTTTTGTTGATATCCTGCTCCAGTGCCTCAAGATCTTCCCATGTGAGTTCTAGTTCAGTACCGTTGAACGGATCGCCAGGACAATAGCCCGGTCGGCCTTTGTGTTCCCACAACTGTTGCATCCATCCATGCAGATTAGGGTGTTTTCGCCAGTAGGCAATTTCACGATGTGATGATTCATCATCACCGTCACGCGGTTTTGTGGCTGTGTATGCATACATATCTAACCCCATTTCTTGCTCCTCATGTTTTGACTAAGTTTGGCATTTTGCCATCTTTGAGTGTGCGCAGTAGAATACGATTGCGTTCATCTTGCTCTTTGCGCTCACGCTTCTTGTCCATGTCTTTGCCAATTACCATACAATCATAGTCACGTGCCCATTCAATGCCGCGCATGAAATAATCAGCAGCTTCTAATGAGCCTGCAAACAATTCAGCATCACGGCAGTAGATGGGCAATACATCCTTATCCTTGGGAATCAATGCTACATTTTCACTATACTTGCATGGAGCCAATTTCATTCCAAGACGATCTGCCTTTTCTTCTAAAGTACGAATTTGTTGAATTGTTTTCCAGCCTGTCATGATAGTTCCTATGTGTGCAAATAATCAATGACTATTTGGTGCCATACACAGCCATCATCAGGCTGTCAACTTCGGCTTCGGTTACCACCACTTGAGCTGCTGCTGCACGAGCTCGGGCTGCTTTGGCACGGATGGAATCCATGGTAGGAGCAGTTTTGGCACTCTTGACTGTTTTGGACACACGCACAGTCACAGTACGAGCAGGCTTGGCTTTGGGAGCCACTTCTGCTTGTAGTGCTTCACGAACTGCATCGGAGGTAGCAAAGCTGCTGGCCAAAAGATGTGCAACTGCACTGGCCTTGTCCATGGTAGACGGCAGCGGAACAATATTCACATCGGTGTCGCCCAGCTTGGCCAGCTGTTTGGCACGAGCCTCTGAGTTGGCAAAACGAACTTTGAGAACACCTTTGAGAACGGAAGTACCAGCGAAAGTGTAAGACATAAAAACTCCTGAGTTAAATTAAAAATGTATTATAACCGAAAACTTAATACCTGTCAACTTATACCCTTTTAGGCTGTAGGAGTATAGCCAACAAATTTAGTGTAGGATTCGCCTAGACGATATCGCACACCCGCAAATTGTACAGTCTGATCGCTCTCACGAATAACTTGATCGCCTTTGCTAATCTTGCCAATTGCCCAACCTGGTACTCGTACAACCACATCAATGCGGTATTGAGTTAGTGTATACGGTGCTTTTTGTTTCATTGGTACAGCTCAATAGTGGTGGCGCGAACCAACATAGTTATAGTGGTTGAGTGCAGCATCGGGATCCGCACACTCGTCCCAATCCTCATCAGCTTCGCCAATCAGCAGATCGTTGGCGCTGCACATATCTTTAACATCGTTTTCGCTCATGTAAGCCATTGCCATTGCCATTTCTGCAACGTCTTTTGCTGAAATAACGCCCTCTTCCATCATTTCAATCAGCTTGCTGGTGTATTCACGCATGTCAGCTCCTTGTTGCAATGTATGTATTATAACACCGTTTCAATAACCTGTCAACTCAAAGGGTCTTTGCAAGTTCGTACTCAGCGTCACGTTCGTCCAGCACGCGGTTGAAGTCTTCAACAAGGACACGCTCGCGAACTTCGCCGTAGACATTGAAGGGCTTGTCAACGATCACAGTGTGCTGGACCTTGCCACCGTACTTGACACGGCTAGATTCCACGGTGCCAGTGTAGGGGAACAGACCCATGTACAGTCCATTGATGCGTTCCCCGGTAAGATTCCATTTCATATGCTGCTCCTTGTTGCTGTTTATGTGTATATTATAGCCGATCTAGCAATTCCGGTCAACCTATACGTTTACTTTATTCTCGTAGGAATAGCGTTTGAATTCCACGTATTCCACAGACCCCAGTACGTCTTCCACTTTCTTGCCTAGTTCGCACTCTACGTATCCCATGTTATCGAAGTACCATTTTCCGTTGCCGGACTCCACACATTTCATCACATCCTCTACGGAACCAAACACTCCTACTAGGTCAGAACCTTCGTAATCCACAAAACCCAATAACGAATAAACTTTCATTTTGAACCTCTTTTACTGTTTAAGTGTATATTATAGCCGGTCTGGCAATTCTGGTCAACCAAAATTTCGTGGATTTTTTCAATAAAAAACCCTGCCTTGTGCAGGGTTTTTGTGGTTATTTTGCAACAGATTGTTGCAAAATTAGGTTGACACAATTAGAAATTGTATTCTATACCAACGCCGTATTGTTTAACATCGGCTACTGATTTTACATTGTCAATATTAGCCCAACGACCATGCAGAGTCAGTGACTTGCTTATGTGGTAAGCCACACCAAGTGCTTTGGCAGTTACACCAGTGCTGGTTTCGCCGTAGCTGCCCAACAATGCAACATGTGAATTGATTGCTTGACGAACACCCACGCTCTTGCCTGTGCTGTTAACACCAGACACTTTGTCATCGCTGTACATGCCAAACACTGTGGTACCTGTTTTGGCCACAGTGTACTTGGCACCAAGGATGGTGCTTGAGCTGTTTACACGGTTGGAGTAACTTGCCACGGTAGCCGACACAGGGCCTGCTGAATAATCAATGCTGGCAGTGTGTGCATTGGTCACGCCGGCTGTTTCGCTGTTGGACACTGCGTAGTTACCTTTGAATCCGGCCACAGTTGGGGTGCTAACAAATACTGCGTTTTGCAAACGGCTACCTTGTGCATTATGAATTGTGGTTGCGGATGTGCCATACGCATTTTCCATCACATCAAAGTTATCCAATGCACGAGTCACACTGTGCTTGTCGCGGCCTAGACCAATGGCACCAAACTTGCCGTCCAAACTGAACAGCGCAGTACGATCACCCAGTGTAGTAGCTCCAGGTGCGTCCATGAAAATTCCAGTTTCGATCACAGCACTGGCTGTGATACCATTGCCAACATTGGTTGTGGCCTTAAATCCCAGGCGACTGGAATCATTGGTCAATCGTGTCAATGCACCAGCGGTGCCCAAGGTATAAGATTCTTGATACTGACGGACTTTGCCATAGACGCTGACTTGCGGGGTGGTTTGTGCCTGAGCAAAACCTGCGGCCAATGCCAGGGCCATTAGTAAAGCATATTTCTTCATGAAGTTTTCCTTTTAAAAAATTGTTGTTATGTACCCAAAGGCACATTCTTACTTAGCTAGTATAGCAATGTAATTGTTATTTTACAACTAGATTGGCTGCTTCCGCCTCGGTGTATGTGCTCGGAATCAAGTTTGCACGGGCAGGAACTGAATTGGGTGTGCTAGGAACCACTGTGTCTTGTCCGGTTCCCACAGCATCCAGAACGGATACATTTCTACCTTCTCTCAAACAGGCCACTATGGCTTGCCCACCTTGTGTGCTGAGATTGGCAATGGTTTCAAGGAACTGTGCTGGTCCATCTTGTTCAGTATTGATTCCATAAGCAGGCAAACTCTGCACCAAACTTAGAATTGGTCCGCGGCTGGTCGGATCTAGATTGGCCACGTCTATACTGGCCAACGAAAGATTGATGTTCTCTGTGTTGAGATTAGCAGCCATGGAAATAAAATTACTGTTCAATACTGAAGATTGTGTGGGATACAGACTTTCAATTCCAACAACTTCCGCAGCAGCCACCGTGATCAATGCATTCAGTGCTGCATCGGGATTGATATAGGTTCCTGTGCCCGGCCCTGGGGGAATATACACTATATCGTCTATGCCTGTATTATAAACTCCATCCACTGTGTTTAGCATGCGAGTGTAGATGACAATCAATGTGTTCAAGATTCCATCTGATGTCATGCTATTGATCGTGGTGGTAACATTGGTAAGATCACTTGTAAACGGTACTCCAACTGCTGCACCCAACAGATCAGTTATGACCAATGTTCCATTGGGCCCTGTGCCAGTTGCATACGTGTCAGCATAGAATTCCGCCACTGATGGTGGAACTGCTGTGGTCAATGAACTTATGAGATCAAGGTCTCGAGTGGTCTCCATGTTGGCAAAGGCCAACGCCAACTGTATCAAACTCATGTTGTTGATATTTTTAATTTGTTGCAAACTCACTGTGATAGCCTTGCAAGCCAATGCTTGATCTGGAGGAATGATCAAACTCAATCTTTGATATGTGATCATATTGCTACCACCCAGGATCAGCACATATCGTGGCAAATAAATCAACAACTTTGAATTCACAGCGCCTTGGTTGTTGTCATAGATGGCGCGAAGCACAGTTGATGTCGATTGATTGTAAGTTCTCACTGTGAGACTGGGATAGCTGTTGGGCAATATCTTGACTGGATTTAACAAGTCAGCCATGTTATTGATGTTTGGTGTGCTTACTCCAAACACAGCCAGCACCTGTTCTAGTTCTGTGCCGGTGACATTCAACATGCCCTGATATGCTAGTCGTTGCAAATTGTCACTTACGGTGACATTTGGAGTTGCAATGTTGTTGATATCAGCTTGGTCAATTCCTGCTTGAATCAATGCATTGCTTACTCCTGGGGTGAGGTTGGTCAATGAAGCCAATCGTCTCAACAACGAAGCCGGTGATCCAAAATTACCAAGGTCGGCAAGATCAATCAATTGTCCTAGCGCAGCTAGATCGACACCAAATGCCAACATGGCCAAATTCACATCACTGAGATTTCCAGTGATTAAACTGTTCATTGTGGTAAAGGTTGATCCTAGATAAGTTTGGCTGTTGATACTGGTATTGATATAGTTGTTTGTTGCACTCACATATCCTTGTGCTGCCGGGAACACCTGTGCAAACACAGTCACATTACCGTTGCCAAGATAACTATTGCCTTGTTCAGTGATTACTCCAGTGAATCCAGAATTTACATTTATCCCCAAATCAAGATAGGCCGCAGGTGTGTTGTCAGCCAGTGCTGGTACTGTGGAAGAGCAAAACGTAGACATACTGATCAATGTGCTGGCAGTGATACCAGCTGATCCTGAATTAGCTATTGCAGCAAAGAAAGGAACAAGCAAAGAGGTACCGGTGTAAGAAGTTGCCGCAGCAGTCCAAGTGTTGGCAATTCTGATGCCACCGTTGTTGCTGAGCGTGGCACCAGCAATCATTTGCAAAGGAGTCAGAATGCCAATGGTCATTGTTTATCCTGCAAACACAGTTGCACTGCCAGTGGCAACAAAAGTACAGCCAGCCAGGCCATCACCAACTCTTGCCAATGGCCTCAGATTGGCAAATACTGTGATACTGCCACTGGAAATTGGTGCCACGTGTGGTCGACATCGATGACCTAGATGAGGCGTACTGAGATCACCAAGACTAGCCGCTGGTTTCAAATTAACAAATACTGTGGGACTGCCCGTTGCAATCACAAAAGGACTGCAATGTGGTACTCCGTGATCACCCAATCTTGCTACTGGTCGCATATGCCTTCTCCATAAGTGTATTAAACAGACCCGGCCATGCTTCAATTTCTTCGTGCTGCTGTTGAGTATGCGGCTCTGAAGGAATTTCTGGGAGAAATTCTATCACATGGTCTAGGTCGTCTGGGATATCGTCATAGCAATCGTATACTTCAATCACATCACGACGCATGATCACAAATCTATGTCCCATATTGTATTTATAGGAGCAAAAACTCGTATCAACCCAAATGTATACTGGTGGTACTTTGCATGTATTGGTCAGCAAATGATTTGTCGCTGGCCACTGCCACGGTCACGGTGAGTTTGTTCAAGCTGATATCTTTGTCCGGTGCCACAGTAAACAAGTATGGCATCAACCCTGGTCCCTTGGCACCCATGGCAATTACCATGGGTTTTGACAGTTTGTAATGTGTGGCTGTTTCTTCGTTGAGTCTTGCTACCAATTCCTCACCTGATGTGAGTTTGAGTGTAACTACTTCGCCTGCGCTAACGCCTTTATCTATAAACATTTATTCTCCATATCCACCAGCGGTTTCTTCAATGTATCTTCTTAGTTCTGTGAACCCGCCAATGTAGTTTTTGTTCACAAAAATTTGTGGTAGTGTTTTTGCTGCAGGAACTGCTGCCAACAACTGTTCCTGGGTGTATCCATTACCAATTTTCTTTTCTTCATACGCGATATTGCGCTGCTCCAACAAGGCTTTGGCTTGGTCGCAGAATGTGCAATTGTCCCGACTCCAGACTATAGCTGACATAATTTTCCTTTATAAATTTGGTAGTTGATCGTAATCAACTTCCCCGCCAAGCACACCAATAACATAATTTGTACTCTCGGTTTCCTGTAACGCGGCCTGTTTGTTTGATATTGAAACATGCTTGTTGAACCATGGAATAGGTGTGTTGCGTGGTGCTGCAGATTGATATTTGATGCCAATATCTTTGAGAGCACCAACTGCTGTGTAATCCACAAAATCTTTGAGAATGTTGGCATTGAGACCAATCACTGGGCCCATCTTGAACAAGTAGTCAGCCCAGTCCTTTTCTTCACGAATCACATCCTGATACAATGCATATACTTCTGCTTCGCAGGCGTCTTTGGCAGCAGCAAATCGACTGTCTTCTTTGATCACTTGATTGATAAGATATGCAGTCCATCCTTTGTGCAGCAATTCGTCTTGCAGAATCAATCCAATGATATTACCATTGCCAATGAAGATTTTGTTTTCTACCATGGCCAAGCTGGTGGCAAACGATACCATGAATCGGAATGCTTCTAATGCATAGCTGGCATTAAGCGCCATCCAAATTGCCCGAATGTGTTCTTTTTCAGATACAAGTTCTGGGTTGACTTCTTTAAAGCAATTTAGTCTATGCAGGTTATCATAATATTTGCCCACACTTGACGCCATGTCTACAATTTCTGTAGTGTCATGAATGGTATTAAAAACATCCTTGGGCACATTGTAGATGTTACGAATGATATGGCTGTAACTCTTTGAATGAATATTTGTTTCAAAAAACCCCCAGTTATACATCAATGCTTCTACTTCGGGTAGGCTGCACACTGGAGTAAACACTTGTGTGGGCCCGCGTCCTTGTAAACTGTCTAGTGCAGTCTGACGCAACAAATTGCTGGTAAAAATATGCTTGACCGCATCACTTGCCTCCTTAAAATCGTTTGCGTCTTTTGTGAGACTGATCTCCTCAGGTTGCCAGAAGAAGCCACGTGCAGTAGATTCAAAGTCTGCAATCTTTTTATATTTGACTTCTTCAAAGCGTTGAATAGTTACTGGTCCTGCCGGGTCCAAAAACATCTTACGATTTAAATAATCTGTCTTGGTGGTTAAGTTGTATTGCGCTTGACTCATTTTATCACACCCTCGGCAGTTACTTGAATATTGCTTATGCTCCAGTATGCTCCTGTACTGTTGCACAATGAACCCCATGAACAACTGTTGTTCCACCACGGTGCCGAACTAGGACCTGCTGGACTATAACCTTGCCAAAAAGATAGATTCAACCAGTAACCATTCTTCATACTGGCTACCAATGAAGTCATATCCACAGTACCGCTGCCCTCTGCACCTGATCCAACTGAACTATTGTAAACCACCACGCTTTTGTCATTTTGTGAATATGTCACAGTCATGGTAGGGGTTGTTCCATACGTGAAATCAGTTACCATATCGAATGGTTTTGTCATATCAATAGTACCAACCAGACTATGCAACCCATTGGTAGCAGTGGGTGAACTGGTCATTGCTGAGTAGTTGAAGCAACTGTTGTTGGCAGTGTCTGCAAATGAGTATTCATATCGTTGAGGAGCACTTGAACCGCCTGTGCCCAAATGCATAGTGGTTTGTGTAATCTTGTTACCATTGGTTTCTAAGAAATCAATTTCTTGGCAGTTCCATTGTGTACCATTACCACCTGCATCACAGTAGTTAGTACCCGTGGGTTGAACACTGGGTTGAACTGGATTTGATACCATGTAGAAACTGGCATTAACATAGTTCTGTGATAGTTTTGACAAATCAACAGTTGCCTTGATTTGTGTGATGTTCACATACCCTTGTTCGGACACAACTCTACCTGCTGCACAATTTGTGCCTTCACCAAATGTCACTGAGTTGCCAGATATAACAGGATCAGTTCCGCACTTGTTGTAGTCCACTACAAACGCAGGAGTAAATGTGTTTGCGGTTGCAGACGGTGCTGATGTTTTACCACAGGCCGCCAATGCCAATATGCCGAATATAACTAATAATTTTTTCATGTGTTTTTCCTTTAGAGTTTACATGCGATGCAATCATCTTGATCGTCAAAGTCAATAGGTTCCAACATTGTTGGAGCTTCTTCTGCCACTGCTTTACTACCTGCTTTGTTGATCAAACTGTAGTAAAAAGTTTTTAGTCCCCACGCATGAGATTGCATTAGATTTTTAGCAATCAATGTAGTAGGAACTTTACGATCTGGAAAATGTGCAGGATTATAAAAAGTATTGGTACTGATCGATTGATCAACATACGCCGCAATCACTGCGGCTGTTTTCAAATACCCGTCGCAATCTTTCTGTTCCCACATCAGTTGATACTTGTTCTTTAGTTTATGATATTCAGGAACAACTTGTACAAATGATCCTGCTTTGCTTTCTTTCACGCTGATCAAACTCATTGGCATTTCAATACCATTAGTTGAGTTAATAGCAACGGAACTTGATTCCACAGGGGCCACAGCACCATTGGTAGCATTACGCACACCATAAGTGATCATGTCTTTGCGCATGGGTTCCCAGTCTAGTTCAGGAGAGAAGTCAGTTAGTTCATTCACCCCCTCGGCTCGTAGTTCCCAAGGAAATACTCCTTGCCCATAACGTGTGTGATCTGAACTCAAACACTTGCCGCGTTCTTTAGCTAACTCTACTGACATTTCTGTAAGATAGAATGTTTGATGTTCCATCCAGGTTTTGAGTTCAGCTAATGAATCTTTTTCACCATACTTGAGATTGCGTTTTGCATGCCAATAAGCAAGATTAGTAATACCAATGCCCAGTGGACGAATCTCATCATTGCTTAGTTTGCTTTGAATTGACAAGAAGTCTTGGTAATCTAAAATGTTGTTGAGACTGCGATGCAATATACGGCAAGCACGGCGCATGTCTTCTGGGTGTCTGAACGCACCCCAATTTATACTCCCGAGGGTACAAAGCGAGATTCGGCCCTGGTCATCATCGAGTCGTTTAAAGCTCTTGGTAGGCAAAAGTATTTCTTGACAGAGGTTACTCTGATAGATAGGATCAACCTTTGTATCAAACGGACCTTGTCGCTGAACATTGTCAATGTATGTTAGATATATTCTGCCAGTATCAGTTCTTTCTTTTAATATTCCACCTTTGAATACTTCTTCAGCACTCATTGTTTTCTTCCGAATATCAGTGCGTTTTTCGTATTTTACATATAGAGCCTCAAACAAATCAATGTCTCTATAAAATGCCTCATACAGATCGGGGACTTCATTAGGGTCAAAGAATGTAATATTACCCTGATCTTTGAACCTGCGCCAAAAGAATGCTGATAATACTACATTATAGTCCATATGCCTAACTCGAGTCTCCTCAGTGCCTTGATTATTCTTTAATACAATCAAATCATCAAACTGATAATGCCAAATTGGATATGTGATTGTGGCACTGGCATTACGAATTCCGCCCTGGCTATTATGTGTTAAAACCATTGGCCCATCATTGCTAGAAGAAGCAAAAAAGGTATGAGTATCTTGTACTGTGATATCGATATATTCCACCTTGTTACTCTGCCCCACAGCCGAGACAAGTAACCGAGTAAATCCCAGTTCTGTCAGAACACGATGGTCACTGGTTAGTTCTTTGGGGTTTTTTTGTAAGAATTTGCCGGTTTCACCCAGTACCATTATAGGATGATTTATTGAACAGTTTAGCACCACTCCATTTTCAAACTCTAATCGAACCTGGTCCTCAACATCAACCCTGGTGTTGAACTTGTCAGTAACTGTTTTAAAAACAATTTCTCCCAGTTTGTTCATGGTTTTTATTTCCATACCTATCACTAGGTCTTTTATTTGTATTTTTTTAGTTTTCATTGTTTGTTCTCCACACATACACATTGTTGCCGCAGTCCCAGAATTTATAGAAGTTGTTGTCTTCCATATTTTGCCATTCGGACTTGTTGGGGTCATACAATGCTAGTTTATTTTTAAGTTTGTGCTTTTGAAAGGCCGACCTGTGTTCGAGCCCTTTGTTTGTTATATACCAGTAGTTTGGTAATGTGGTATGAGAAAATGTCAATCCAATTTTTTCGTACATTGCACCGGTATTCCACCTCAAGTCTGCATAGCTAATAATACTGACAGGTAAATTTTGGGTTATGAAATGTTTAAGTAATTTACTAGCACCACCCACTACCGTATTTTTTGATGCATATCGTACCAGTTCCCACTGATACTGTTTATTAAATCTAGCCTTAGAAAATGACATAACTGCTTGTATCTCTTGTTTCCATATCAATGCATATCTAATACTAGCTGCTGCATATCCTTGTATATGATGTGTTGAAACAAATAGCTTATATGTGGAATTGTCAATTTCAATAAGTTTACACTTCCGGCCGTGTACTCGGCTGCTTTTTCCTAATTTATTATATAATCTTTCTCGAACAATATCAAACTTATTATGTATTTCGTCATCTGTGATATGTAATAGCTGAATAGATTTGCTTTTTGCAACAATCATTTTTTGTTGGTGGTACAAAGGATCTTTAATAAACTGAGTAGAATGCCAATAAATGCCATCAATTTCAATTCCAAGATTATGAGAAGCAATAAAAATATCTATTTCTTTTCCGTTAAGAATTTGTCTATTATTAATTTCATATTCTATATTCATACTGTCTAATAGCTCGCATACCTTTTGTTGTGTGCTAGACACAGTGAATTTGGTACGAATGATATTGTATTTGTCGAAGTAGTGGAGCACTGTACTCCACGCAATTCCTAATTTTGCAGCTAACACCACGCTGGATACATCTTTATTTGCTTCTAACCATAATATGTCGTTTAATAACGTATAAACAACAGAATCCCGTCTGGCAGCGTTTGCCTTTTGCCTATTCTGTTCTAACACAAGTGTGGATTTGACGCCATAACGAATTATATTAGTTTCAGCAGTTTTAAGTTTGATTCCTTCGTTTTGCATGGGATTAGCGTATCCATACTTTTTTAGATTAGTGTTATTTCTTTTTTCTACCGCGGTGTCTGAGTGGCTGAAGCTTGCGACTCCGTGTGTGTCCGCCCACAATTCCTTTAGCCCTGTTATATAATTTTCCGACTGTCTAGCCCAATCTACTCCGTATTTTTTCCTACATGTGCTTTTCTTTTTCTCAGTTATCTCCAATGATCCGTATCCGCCGTAGTTTGCCAGTACAGTTTGTTGTCTTTTTTCTATTACTTCTTTATTTCCCGAAGCACATGCTTTAGAACAAAAATTAGAATATCCTTTGGCAAATGAAATTAACTTGGTTATTGTGTTACAAGATTTGCACGTGGAAGGACCAGTGAGACCGTGAAACAATTGATATGCAGTCTCCCCACTTATATTAACTTTCTCTAAAGCACGTGGATTTAACCTGCCGGATTTGGTCAGTAAGTTATCAATCACAAACTGCCGGTCAATTTGTGTCATCTGACTCATCCTCGTCTAATACTTCTACCCAAGTTTCAGGAGTTACGCAGCAACTACGCAGGTCGCCAAACCATTTCTTTAAAAATGGTATCATGCCGGTGTGCATGATCTCACCACCACGGATGGGTGAGCCCAGTGACCGTAGTCGTCCAATCTCCAAACCAATGCCAGCACGTTTGCTGGCATACTTGGCCATCATTTCTCCTGAAGCAAATATGCTATCCAGGTTATCATCGCTGCGTATAAGCACACAGCTTGAAAATTGCTTTGTAGGAGTACCCAGTCCAGCAAGTACAGGAGTAGCAAGAGTAAAGAGACCGTCCGAAGCGGCATTGTAGTATTCTTTGATGAATCGCATTCTGGCTGAGTTCGGTTCTTCTGAGTGAAATACAGTAGCGGCCGCGACCATGTATCTAACTTGTGGAGTTTCATAAGTTTCCTTTGTGGCACGATTTTTCACCAGATATTTTTCAATCAATTGCTCAATAGCAGCATAGCCGTATTGTTCGTCCTTGGAATGATCTATCATGTCTTGCATACGGTTCCAATCGGCTTCATCGTACCATTCCAACAGTTCAGGAGTGTACAAGCCTGTGGCCACGTTTTTCTTTACAATTTCGTACAGGTGGGGAGGCTCATAAGAGCCATATACATCTTTTCTCAACATGCTGAGACGTTGCTTGCCTGCCACATATTGATAGTTGGTGTGCCCAACATCAGGATTGTGTTCTATATCAATCAGGTCCACAATGGCTCTGAGTGTGATGCCATCAATTTCTTTGGTAGTAATGCCATCGTAAAAGTGCATCTGTGCTTTGATTTCCACCATGCTTTGACTCACGTCAGCAATACCTGCACATACTTTGGCAATTTGGGTTTGCCACTTCTCTAGGCTTAATTGTTCTTTTCTTCCGTTACGTTTGATAACTGTGATTTGTGTCATATACTCAATATAGTTGTTGTTTTACATCGCCCTGTGTGATGTGATGTTTGTTTTGCTGTAGATTGATATTTAACCTAATAGATTGGTCCCAATTCAATACATATTTCTCACTCTCTACCAGGACTAAATTGCCCTGGTCAGAATCAACCAGCACAGCGTCTTGAAGATCCACACGATCCAGCACAGTAATAGTATACAGTATTCCTAGTCCGCGAGCAAGATCACAATAGATATTGTCACTCAAAAGTTGCCAGGGATCTGGCCAATCCGCTTGATCATCCCAGTGTAAATGATAAGCTCGCCAGGGGGTTTGCTGCCACCAGGAATTGATCTCTTCCAGGGCATCCGGCTTAGGCAGTGTGCCAACGCGATCTCTCAATGCGTTCCACGCTGCTAAACGTTGTTCAAAGGTTGAACACCACATCAAGCTAGTTTGGTTACTGAATAATTAATAGTGGCTGCAACACCAGTGTTAGTGGTAGCAGCTTTCCAACTTACAATATCAGCAGTTTCGCTCACTGTGAATGTGACCCCAGGTGCGGCATTTTGCACACCTGAATCTGATCCTTGAATGTTTGTGCCTGCACCGTCGGTGCCGGCCACAATGGTATACACACCTGTTCTGGTATTGACACCTCGCACAATGGTATAGTCGATCTGTACTGCTCTAATGTTTGTGGCATCAAATGTCAAAATGGTCTGATCAGCTGTGTTGTCAAGCAATGAACCGTTGACGCCAGTTTGCCGCACATAGGTTCCTTGCTGCGTTTGACTGGCTGAATCAAATGCTATGTTGATACCGTCATTGACGTTGATACGAGCATGAGTGCCGGCATACGCTGTGGTACGTTGAAACATGTCACCAACACTGACATTGTTTTGGCCTACAAAATTGATCACTGCTGTTGCAGGCGATGTGGTTCCGTTAAAGTGATTGCCCACATCATAAAACGTGTTATAACCACTGGCATTCATTCCAGTATCAGCAGCAATTACAATGCCTTCGGCATAGATATTATCAAACACATTGCCCAGGAAACGGAATCCAGTAGGGCCGCCATTTAACGGAGCAGGATTTCCTAACAACACACCTTGATAGTGTGTATCAAATGTGCTCTCTGTTACCAATACACCTTGCACCTGATTGGGAGTCTCAAATGCCCAGGTGGTGCCACCAAATGTACACCGACGGAAAGTGATGTTATTACAAACTAAACTTGCAGTGGAGCTAAAATGCACACATGCTACACTATCAAGTGCATCTGTTAGATTAGCTTCGACTAATGGTCCCCGGAAACTCACATCTGTAAATGTGCATTGTTCAGCATCTTGCACAAGCAATATATCCGCTAGATCCAGGCTCTCAAAACCCATGTTTGATACAGAGATATCCACAGGGGGAGTAGCGCCATTGTTGCCAATGTTCACACCAGTCTGTTGCAAGCTGTCGCCAAATCTTGCCACATACTCACTCAGGGTAGACGTGGCAGCGGAAGAATCTAATACAATAACGCTGGAGTTAATACCTTCACCATACAATGTAGCATAAGGTGGAATCACGATTGATTCGGTAATTAGGTATCTACCTGCTGGGAAGAACAATCTACGGCGTATCTGTGGATTTGGTTCTCTACAATACAGTTGAAACAATGCACGATTGATAGCATCGGTATCATCAGTTACGCCATCGCCTACTGCACCAAAGTCCAGCACAGTGGCAAATTGATCCAACCATTGCTGTAGATTCAAAACTACCGGGCTACCCGATGATGCTCCTGTTTGTACTGTGTATCCGGCTGCGATGCCTTGGTAAGTGTATGCTCCACCCACTAACAATATGTCACTGTATTCGGTGAGAACTTCTGTATTGCCGATTACAGGTGCGCCATCTTGCAAGGTTCCATTGCCGATGTATAATCGACGTTCGTCGATTGCCCAGCCTAGTTCTGCGCCAGCTAATTGTGGCAGATTTTCTGCTAGACCTTTACGTTGGGTGATCCTCGAGACCTGGACTATAGCCATTATATTTCTCCCTTAATATTCCAGACACGCTTCCCATCTATTAATTTCCATGTTTTTCCTTTACATGCAATATTTTCGTGTCCTATTTTTCTTTTATTTACATACGGTGGCAATTTAGGCATATCTGCTCTACGAATTCTCCAACCTTTGGTTTGTTTCAAAAAAAGTCGACTTGTTGGCGTGTTTAATAATGTTGGAATTGATTTGTCAACATTATGTTCTTTACACCACTTAGATATGTTGTTAACGTACACTTCAGTAAAGTCATTAATGCCACTGACATACCATCCTTTTGATCTACTTTCTGCTTGTTTAGCATGCCATAACTTTTTGTGATCATTGGATAACATTTGAAACCATTTGTTACAACCTTTGAAGTTGTCACCTGGTCCGCCTTGTCCACCAATTGCAATGTTGTAACTTTGTTTGGAATTTACTGCATTGGTGTATCTTATCCAGGCAATTTCTGCACAATTAAGATCAGTAACTGACTCACATGTTTCAAGAACAAACTTTTTAAAATTCTGTTTACCGTGTTGTTTTATTGCTTTTTTAAGTAAGGTACCAGACCCAAGGTACCCAGTACGGCCGTTCTTGTCTTTGCCTATATACCACTTTTTATTAACAACATTGACACTAAGATAAATCTGCATCACGTATTTAGCCAGAATCCGTCAGGCAACTAAATGTGTTTGGTATAGTATTCTTCTACCTTGTGCCACCATAAGTTACAATAACGATCGTACTCAGAACCTTCCAATACAAATTCTTGATATTGAGGTGGGCTTATGATGTTATGATTGGCGTCAAGTTCAGGTTTCACACACATGAGAATCACTCCCTTGCGTATTTTTGTGCCATGCAATTCATTGTGAGCTTCTGCATAAGCACACAGTTGAACAAAGTAATCATCAATCCATTCACGCTTTTTTGGCTTGTTGGATTGTTTGTAATCCAAGATACTTTCTTGATTCAAGTGCAATCCTGCACCATCAGTGGTGCCTGCATATATCTTGGGGAAATATACTGGTACTTCAATTCCCCAGAATTCATTTACATTTTTCAATCCATCACGGATCACAGTCTTGGCCATTTCATGACTGCTCCACGAAAATGGATTGGTACCACGTTCTTTGATTGAACCTTTTTTCACGTAGTCTTCAAGATACGTGTGCATACGTGTGCCACGATTGGCAGCTTCGGTAGTAATCTGTTGTGCTTTTTCTGCACCCACTGCACGCCGCCAATTATGCAGTGCTGCTTTGCTTTCTTCGCTTTTGGTCTTGTCAAGAATAGTAGTCACTGATGGCAACTTGTTTCCATCTGGTGTGGCATAAAAACGTTTGCCGTCTATTGTGACTCTGGGAATCTCTTGGTAATCAAATTTTGGATTGTACAAATTAAACTCTAAAACTTTCTCCACAACCGCAGCGGTCACGTTCATTTTTGTTGATAAATTCAAAACCTTCGTTGAGACCTTGTCGCTTGTAGTCTACTAGCATGCCGTCAAGATAAGGTAAGTGTTTGGGATCAACAAATAATTTACAGTTGTTAGCATCAATATAGATATCGTCCGGTTGCACAGTGTCTACATATTCTAACACATAAGCAAGACCAGAGCAACCGGTTGTTTTGACCCCTATACGGATGCCAATTCCGTATCCTCTACGTTGAATGGTTTGAGTTATTTTTCCAGCAGCAGTTTCAGTTAACGAGATCATAAGGTCTTAATAAATTCTAGTAAATGGCTTTCCCATACAACTGTTACTGTGTATCCTAGAGATTCAAGATGCTTCTTTCTATCTTCGTCTAATTTTCTACGCTCTACAGCGGTCATTTTAAAATGCTGGTGCATAAAATCGTCTGCATATTTAATGGGATTACAATGCCAATAATCGCCATATACTTCGATAATATGTTTGGTTTGTTTGTTGATAAAATCAACATTGTAATAACTTATCTGAACGTTATTTTCATAGTTTGGCAAATATGGTAATAACTTGTCTTCAAGACTGCTTCTTTTTTTGGTCAGCAACACTTCATTCATCTTGGACATAGACATGGAATTCTCTAATCGTCTACGATCAGCGACTTCTTTGCCATACATTTCATCCCACGACTTACCTTTGAATCTACCTTTGTTGGCAGCACCAATTGCCAATTTGGTAGATTCTGAATGCCATTGGTCTGATCTAGGGTGTCCAATTGCTTTCCATCGTGCAGTTCGGTTGTCAATCGACGATTTAAACTTGGTCTGATAATCAGCATTCTGTTTTTGAGCAATACTTTTTTGTCGTTGTACTTCTCTTGCAGCTGGATCACTAAATTGTTTTACAGTAATTTGTCTTGCAAGTTCATTTTTGCAGACCTTAGAGCAGGTTCGGCGTTTTGATCCCGGATATTTTGTCTCAAATTCTACAGCACAGATTGCACATTTATTCATACTTCCCCCTGTAATTATTTATCAGATAAATATCCACAAGGGGTAATTATTACGGACTGATTTGTTTTGATCGATAGTCGGCGATAGCAGCCTTTAGGCTATCCTCCGCTAATATAGAGCAATGAATTTTGACTAGGGAGGGAGACTAAGTTCGCTGGCTATCTGCGAATTCTTAATCTCCCCTGCCTCCTTTAATGTTAGCCCTTTTATCATTTCGGATACTAAACTTGAACTAGCCAAAGCAGATCCGCAACCATAAGTTTTCCATTTTGCATCTAAAATAATATCAGTGACAGGATCAACTTTAATTTGTAATTTTAAAACATCTCCGCAAGCAGGTGCTCCCACCAGTCCTGTTCCTACACTTGGATCATTAGGATCAAACTTACCTACATTACGTGGATTTTCAAAATGGTCAATCAACTGAGAAGAATAAGCCATGTACGTTTCCTTTCATAAATTTATATAACAACTACTCAAATGTAATCCCAATCATTAGGATTACACTCCGCGGTCTTTTTTCATTGCGGATTGTGCTGCTTGTGCTACAATGTTTTGTGCTTGATTAACTGGCATTGTGACCGGGACTGGTTTTTCGCCGCCTTTGAATGTTAGTTCTGTTGCATTGGGCGCCATTGGTTCAATCAACCCACTTAGTGGTGGTTGCCCAACTAGTGTTTGTAAAGTATCAGGGTTGATATCTATACCCATGCTTCGTGCTCGATTGATAAATGCCTGCACTGGCATTTGCATCTTGGCAGAAGTATCTTGTGCTCTACCCACAGCAAACTTGGCCAAGGCCAGGAGTTTGTCTGCGGTAACATCTGCGTCTACTTCATTGATTCGCATTATCTGCGCTCGCGGCCTAGAGCTGCTGCTGGCGCTGCACCAGGTTCAATGTCTGCTACTTCAACTTCCTCGCCCGGTGCAGGACCAGCTAGGCCCATATCTCCTGCTGGAGGGGCCATGCCTGCATCTGCACCAGGCATGGCCACAGGAGCTTGTCCAGTAACCACGCCCAATGCTTGTTCTAGCTGTTGTTTGCTGGTTTGCAAATTCTGCACCAGACCACTCAATGCTGCTTGTGCATCATTGTTGAACTGTGCAGCTTGGTCAGACCCAATTTGATTTTTAATTGAGTCAACTAATGCTGGCAATTCTTTAAATTGCATTTCAGTACTGTCTTCAATCATGTCTTGCAGCTTGTCAACCATGTCTTGTGCGGCCAATACAACCTGAGCTTGTTGCACTTCACCTTCGCTGAGATAGTAACCATATCCTTGCGCACGTAGACGAAGTTCAGTTTCTTGCACTGTGGCAGTGGTGTTAATATTGTTCAGTTCGTTCTGTTTATCAGTTACTTGTTTTTTCAAGTCGTCAAGTTCTTGCTGCACCTGCTTCTTTTGATCCATTTTTTGCTTCATGGCCATGGCAGCAGCCTGTTGAGGATTCACACCCGGAGCTTCACCGGGTACAGCAGTTGCACCCATTTCAGCTTCGTAGATCTTTTCAGCTAATGCTTGTTCTACCATCATGAGCTTGAGATAACTTGGATTCTTTTCGCTGGTGTGTCGAGCAGGACTGCTACGAACTTCGCTTAAAACACCACGCACCTGACGATACATGTCATGCAGTTGTTTGCGATTCAAAGTGTCAAATTGAACCGATTGGTCAAAATGACTTTCAAATACCTTAGAGATTTGTCGTGTAGGGCGTGTTACGGCCAGTTCGTTTAGTTTCATTTGAGTTTCCTCGTAGTTGCCAGTATTTAGCCAAATTTATACATTTTGCTAGTTGTTTTTCTAGGATCAGAGTATGTTCTTGCCTAGCACTTGTTTTATTAATCAAGTTTTCCCATGTGTTCCCAGCTGTGCGATCAGCCAATGCACGCCGTACAAATATGTCATTGTGTAATCTCACAATAGATTGATCTAATTCTTTTATTTGTCTAGCCAAGTTAAATTGATTTAAATTATCTGCCACGCACCAGGCCAAGGCAGATTTTGTACCAGAAAATTCACCAATGTCATCATCACGCAGGCAAACTTGAAATCCTGTGGGCACAGGGAGTATGGTGTATTTGCCAAATACTCGATACTTCTTGCCATCTTCTATGATCACTTTGTTCAGAAGCAGCGGCAGCTCTTGTTCTGCCAGGGCAGCCAATTTACCACTGGCTTTCATTTGAATACGTAATTTGTTAGCATCCAACCCACTGTGGCCACAAGGAATCCAATTATAGCAATTCCCCATCCAATCAGTTGATCATTGCGTTTGGCTGACATGGCATGCACCATTTCATGCACTGACTCTACCATGACTTTTACCGAATCAATGCCGCTATCAACAGTCTCAATTTTGAGTTCCAGCATGCGATAACGCTCTGCACAAAGCTCAACATGTGCTTCTAGACTTTTCTTTTCAATATCTGTAGTGTCCATGAGTTATTTATGGTCCAACGTCTCAAACCAAATGTTCACATCTGGGCGTAACAATGTGGTCAATTGTTGTTCAACATAATTAATGATAGGTACACCATCGCAGGCTTGTCGCAGTCTTCCCACAGGATCATTTGCAACTGAAAACACATCATCAAATTCTGTATCAAACTCAAATTGCCAGCGTTGATCCTTGGCTCGCACACGAGAAACTCGTACTGGTTGTGTGTAAAGACCAATCAACTGCATGATAGTTTCCCAGTTGCGTTGTTGGTTACGACTACGAACCCATGTGGATATGTTGGTCACTCGCTGACCCAATTGATCTGTAAACGGCAGTAAATTTTCTCTTATGTGTCCAGTAACTCCAGTGGGTCTGCAATCAAAGTCAGTGGTTATTTGTATACTCAATGTCATATGGTATTTACGGCCAAAAAAAAGCCTTGAAATTAATCCAAGGCTTTTGTGGTTTACTCTGCGTAAGATTACACAGGAGCAAAGCCAGCTGCGCTGGTGGTAAACACAGCATTACCTGCACATGAATTCAATTGAATGTTTTGTCCACCGGAAGCTACAGTAGCACTGGTATTAGCAGTGGCCAACAATGTTGTACTGGTGAAAGCACCTGTTGGATACACAGCCAAGTTAAGAATTGTGGGTGCTGCTGGGCTGACCTGATACATGGCCACTGTGCCTTTGGTCTGGACGGCTTGCATCACATTGTTGATGTAACCATTGACGTTAGCGGAACTGACCAATGAAGCGTTAGCCACAAAGCTGAAGAAATCCAGCTTGGGGCCTTGAAAGTTCACTGAGCCAGTTGCAGCAATGTTAGCTGTGCCTGCGATGTTACCATTGGCTGTGTCCATGTTGAACACTGGTTGTGTGGTACCGTTTGTTTTTGTAAATTGTGCCATTTTAAAATCTCCTAAGTTAGTGGGTTTTTGCCCTACACTTATTTATGAATTTGGTAAAAAATTAGGCCCTTGGCGGATTGTTTCTTGCTTTGTTTCTGGCAGTGAAATCAAATCTGTTCACTGCCTTGCCATAGCCTGCAGGGGTGGCAAACACCCATCCTTCATTGCCGGGCACCTGTGTATCTAATTGTGATAGCAAATCTAATTTTAAATCGTGCAACAATTCAAACAACAAAAACGCAGCAGCCAGTGCCTGTTCATTTGAAGTGGGGCTACGCAGATACTGTGCAATGTTGTTTACCTTTTGCGGAGTTTGTGTTTGTTGTAACCAAGACAAAAATCCCGGAACTAGATCATTAAAATCTCCAGTGTATGCAGCATGATTGGGATCCACACGCTTGTTGATATAATCAATTGCTAGTTTGGCCAGGTCGGTTATTTTCATAGCTCGCAATTCTGTAGGATTAAACAATATATCTAATGCTGCACGATTTTGGCGCAATAATTTTTTAATCTCTTTTGTTATGGTGTCATTCTTGGGCACAGCTTTGGCATAGATTGGCTCAATCAACAACAAACCAGATACCGGGTTGAATTTGACTCTGCTGAGTGGCTGCTTGGCTGCTCCGGCATCTTCATACATGGTGTGTACTGCCACCCCTACATCACTGTTGGCAATTTGTTGCCCAAGTTTGCTGTTGGCAGGAATACGATACTGTACAGTGTTGGGTTGGAATACTAGATTACCAGCTTCTACAGGTGGGGTCTGTATGTATAATAAATCACCCTTTACATACCCACGGAAGTTGGTAGGAGTGGCTGCTTCAAGATATGGCCAAATGGTTTGATACACCGGCAGTAATGTTTTAATTCGGGTAGCTGCATTTCCTTTGGCTGCTGCATTAGCATCTCTGCGAGCCATATCGTCAGCAATAGCATCCTGACTAGTGAACAGCCCATCGTAACCAGCTGCTGTGAATCCTGCGTCATCTGTGAGCACAAACTCACCAGTATCGGGCTTGCGACCAAACACCACTGCTGGTTTGCCATCCCATTTTACTGATCCAGTTTTAGGATTGGTGTAGAATGAATCTGCAATGGCCAATGCTTGATCAACACCAGCGGTTCCGCTACGGAAAATATAATCTTCTAGATGTTCAATGCCCTTGGCTTTACCGCCTATAGCAGCAGGTTCTTGTTCATACAGCTCATATGTTTTTTTAGTCTCAATCAATGGCAGCATGCCTTGATTTACAATTCTATCACGTAGCCTTGCCAAGAAGTTGACATCATTTTCTTTTACTGTGGTCACGGGCTCTTGTAATCCTTCACGTGAGAGATATTCACGAAAGTCGGCTAGCTTGGTATTTCGTGCAGGATCTTGTGCCAATGCAGCATAGATGGATTCTACATTCTTTAGATTGTCACGGTCGGCACCTTGCCCTAGCAGCACACTGGCCACATAGTCAGGGTTCATACCGCCATCAATCAGCTGATTTGTCACTCTAGAGAACATGCCATTGGCGCCCACTTTGAGGCCCAGTTGTTTGGCCACGCTGCTCATCAACACATTGCGATTCATGCCCTTGTATGCAGAATCTGTACCACCAGCATAAAAGAACTGTCCCCAATCTAGGTCTGGAAAGAACATAAAATCTGTTTGCACAAAGCCCTTGTTGGAATCTCCTGCAATAGGTGTTCGCAAGTGTACTTCGCCGCCCTTTTTGACCCATTCTTTAGGATCAAGTTGTTGACTCTGCACAAACTGTGTGAGAATAGCAGCCAATTGTTCTTTGCTGATTTCATTGAGATCCACAGCTAGATCTAAATCGCCCGATGTAGGCTTTTTGCCTGTGCTGCCTAGCCAACGCAAGGGTATGCCGTCTGACCCTTTTTCTGTGGTAAAGTCAATGCCAGTGACTTGTTCAATCCAGTCAATTGTGGCCGGCACATCTTCAAGATTGATGCGTTGTGTCAACGATTCGCCCGACTTGGTTTTGAATACGTTGCCACCTTCAAGTAGCTGTTTAATTTGCATTACTGCGCCTCACTGTTCTGGCAAACTTGCTTGTATCTCGAGTACGGATAGCATTAAGCAATTTGCGTGTTAAATTTTCTGCTTGTTCCTGGGTGTACGAAGCATCAATCTGTTCCAGTAGATTGATTGCACCAGCAATCACATTTGCAGCACGGCTCTCTATCACTAGGTCGCGTTCACGCTCGATATACATAGAATCTAATTCTTCTAATAGACTGCGAGTTCGTTTTTGCATATGGATAAAGACCTTTGACTTATTTATTGGTTTTAAGTTGTTTTAATCTTGCCCAATAATTGTTTGAGCTTGGAACTTTGCACATCTGCTGAGATCTTTGAATCCAATGGCTCATTACCATCCTTGGGTTTTGATCGATCCCATCCGCCTGTGGAGCCAGTGGTTTCTGTCGAAGTAACCGATGCTTTTGCCTTGATGGAATCCATCAAGCTGGGTTTGCGGAATGAGTTTTCGCCATCATCACCTCCAGCATCTGTAATACGCATGGTATCAATGTTGTATTCAAGATCAATCTTTTGCCCCACGCCTGTTGAACTACGCGACTTCATACATTGAATTTGATACTTGCCACGCTCTTTCATTTGTCTGCTGGTGAAAATACCAAACACATTGTCTGCTGTGTTGATCTTGCTGATACCACCTGAAATATGACTGTGATCAAACTCTACTTCTTCCACGGCAGAATTATGAGTCAGAATGTCATTGGCATAAAACAATCTATTACCAGACACATTTATGTCTATTGTTTCTTCTTCTCCGATATATTCGATTGATTCGATCTCGTCCCAAATATTATTCATCAGCGTTCCGTAATATAAAATGTTTATGCCCGCAATCAAAAATTTTGATTGCCCCAATCTCGCGCATCAGTACCTCTTCGGTCTTGTTACTATCGAATCCCATGGCAACTAATTTTTTCTTAGTCCAGGACAACCGATGGTACATCCTACCATTCACGTAGTACCAATATCCCGGGGAAGTAACATGAGTTTCAGTAAACTTATTGTTATTGTACACTGCCCCAGTACCGTAACGCAAGTCTGCATACGTCACAATGTCATGATTTTTGTACTTCTTACTGATTTCTTTGACAAATTTGCCCAATGCTCCGGGAACACTGGCTGGGCCAAACGATAAACGAACAATTTCGACCACGTGGGCACTGTTAGAAAATCTATTTTTCTTCATGCAAGAGAGTACAGCACATAACTGATCGTGATGAAATAGTCCGAAATGCGCGGACGCTTTGCTGTATCCGTGAATGTGAGTTTGTTCCAGGAAGTGTTTTGCAACCGATGACTCAATTTCTCTAACAGTGCATTTCCTGGCAAAAATAGTTTGGGTCGTTAGTTTTAACCTGTGTTTGATCATTGCGCACACTAATTCTTTGTGGTTTGTCCACTCATCGTCAGTTATCATCAATAACGTAATTCCTGCACTGTTGCACATTTTGAATTTTTCATAATGATAGTTGCTTGATAATCGGTCATTACTGTGCCAGTAAATTCCATTGATTTCTATTGCAAATTTCTCAATGGGAAAATAAATATCAATTTCTTTAGGCGGAATAATTTTCCTGCTATTCTCAATTATTTCCCCGCTATAGAATTTTCTTACTTCAGCAATCACATCTTTTTCAATTGAGCTTTGTCCACCAGGGGCGGTTGGTGGAAAACACACGGTGCATTTTGGTAGCCTGCCGAACAAACTAGAGCTAAATGAATTGTGACACCCGGTACATTCCCACTCTAATTCTTTATCTCTAACATGTGTGTAGTCATCAAAATCAAATTTTGGAATTGCAAACTCAGAAACCTTAGAGATGATGTAGGTGTAAAATGTCAGCTGCTTTTGCCTTGATCGCTGGGACATTTTTTCAATGATTTGTCCCGGGTTTGCTACTCCGTATTTTGCAATACATGTTGATTGAAATTTTTGTTTAAATTCATTGGTTGAGGAGTAATGTTTGACGCCGTATTTGATAATATTAGCAGTCTCTTTTTTAGCTGTGACCTGGGCACTATTTGCAGTGCAACGGGTGCTGCAAAATTTTGCATACGCCCTGCCAAAATCCAGGTACTTGGTGGGTTTTTGGCAGTGATTGCACTGGCCGCCGAGGGCATTGTGACTCCATTTCCACGCCTTTTCAGAAAACGATTTACCATCGATCTTGGATATTAATTCAAATAGCTCAGGCTTCCTGGCCCGTAGTATGATCGATGCCACTCGTGGAAGATTCTTCCACAGCTCTAATATATAATCTTTCTCCAGCTGATAATCCATTTGCTATTGTCCTTAATCCAGTTTGAGTGGGAAATTTATGTTGTGCGCTGCAATCGATAAATTTACCAGATTTGAGTTTGATTCGATAAACTGGTTGCGTGGTGGTTGGCAATATTTCATACACAGTAACTTGTCCGTTGTTTGAATCTAATTTATCACCAGTTTTGACGTATCGAATTTCAATTTCTTTCCCGTTGGCTATTACTTTAGTGTCAAGTGCAAGGCACCTATTCAACTGACTTGCAGTTACCATCAAGATGCCCAGCTCTTTGGCCAGGTTGCGCAGCTCCTCGCTAACATATTTATCTTTCACAAACAAGTCATTAGGACTTACCTTTGCACTCACTGGCATCAACAAGTCCAAATAGTCAATCATCACAAAGTCCACACGCTTGCCTGTTTGTATTTGATATTCTTTCAAATAAGCTCTAATGTCATTGATGTTGCTTTGTGCAGGCAATCCTTTCACTTGATAGTTACCAGATTTCTTACCTACCAGTTTGACTTTGAGCTCAGTGGTACCAATATCCTTGCGAATATCCTTGGTACTCATATTAGTAAGCATAGCATCGGTTCTCAGACTTGTGAGTTCTTCGCTCAACTCCAGTGTGATGTATACTCCGCTCAGTCCGGCTTGAACCCAATTCAATGCTATGTTCATCATCACAAGACTCTTGCCCGAGCCCGAGCCGCCTGCAAAGATGTTTAGTTCACCTCGACTGAATCCACCATACAACAGTCGATCCATCTGCGACCATCCTGTGCTAACTTGTCCGCCAGAGTTGAAATATTTCTCAATTCTGCCTTTGGGATCAGCAAAGTAATCAGTGCCCATGTCCTTGGTCAAACTGATCTGTACAGCATCTTTGATCAGTTTCTCTACTGGATCATAATCGCCCTTTTCCAACAAGTCTGCTGCTTTGAGAATTGCACGTTCCAGCTCTTGACGTCGAGTGAATGCTTCAAATTCTGCCATGAACCATTCAAAATGGCCTTCATTGAGTTCAGGCACTGGCTGTAGTTTCACTCCTGTTGTGGCTGATATCTGTGCCCTGTCAGGTAATGTTTTGTATTTGTCTCCGTGTTCTTTGAGAAACTCAGCAACTGGTCTCAAACTTCGATCAAAGTTCTCTGCATTAAAAATGTTCTGCACACGCACATAGCCTTGTGCGTCCTCTAGCATCATTTCCAAAAATAACTTTTGTACTTCAATAGAATAATCTTTAAGCATGATTATCAAGAATTCCGTATTCTTTTAACAAGATTTTTTTTCCTCATTTCAATTTTGATCCGACTGGTTTCACGATTTTCAAATATAGTTAGCAGTGTTGCCAACCTACCATAACGAACCACGCTGTCATTTACATCCTTGATATCCGCAGGCCAAGGTGGCATACTCACTGCCCATCCTAATTCTACAGCACGATCCACAAGTTCCATACCTGCCAAATCCTGATCGGGTACCACAGTAATCTCTCGACCAAGACTGCGAATTAGTCTAGCTTGTTCATCTGATATAGTGTTATGCATCACTGCCAGACCGCCAATGCTGAGTGCATCAAATATGCCCTCTACCACAATTGTGTTGGTCCAATCCGCATGTTGCAAATCTGCGCCAAACACATATCCCTGTTGGCTGTCAGTGATGTATTTGGGTGTTTTATTGTCCAAAAATCTGCGAGTATATCCCACAATACGATTATCATGGGTAAATGGTATGATTACATTGGGTCGTGTGAGAAATGCACGTTCTCTATGTAATTCTATTATTAATGGATAATCATCTGGTACCTGTCTGTTTCTTACATAGGTTCTAAATGGTTCTTGATTGACCAACAATTCTCCAAACTCTGGTAGCTCGCGTTCTTCAAAACTGATACCTGCCAATGTAGAATACAGGCGCTGCCGGTCATCAACAATACCGTATATGCCTCGATGTCTTAGACTTTCTAAGTTTAGCATATCAATTTCAGTAACAGGCACACCCAACCAACTCAGCAGCCTACGGGCCTTGTAACTTAGTGTTCGGCCAAGGATAAAGCTAGCGGTATAATTGCAGTTGAAGCAATGATAACCCCAACCTTTTTCTGTTGGCTTAAGACCGCCACGATTACGATGATCTTTTGTACTGCCATTATGTTGACAACATACTGCATTGAAACTAGTCCAGCCCGACGGCGTGGTCTTTCTTTTGGCTGGCAAATACTCAAGGACGTCTAGCATCCTTACATTGTAGCAGAGTTCATGATAGAAATCAACTTTTCAGCAATCAGACAGTTGCCGAATATTGCAATTTGTTATATTTTATCTAACCAGTATGCTTGTGATAGCTCCACGATTGAGACTGATTGCAGCAATCTGGTTGCTTTGTTGCGGATTGGCCACATATCCTTGGCCACCATTGACAACATTTATGGCGCTGACCGAGTTGCCTTCAATTTCTGCTTCGGCCACAGCACCTGCACCTAGACCAATGATATTCACACGCGGTGGTGCCAGATACCCGTAACCAGATTGAGTCACAGTGATAGAGGTTATCACTCCATTGGCTCCGTACGCTGTGGCTGTGGCCAGTTGTACTTGTTCTGTGCCTGGCCATTGATCTGCCACAAGTCTTAACAAAGGATGATATCCCAATACATTGATATAATCTGCACCAGTTTTGTTGTAATAGCTTTGCTGTTCAGTAACATCTGTCCAAACTGATTGATAAGTTTGAGCACCTTGTGCTTTGACATTGCCAGTAAAGTGATCCATCTCCATCTGAAACGTGGTCAAACTGCTGCCATTACTGACCACATGACTGCTGAATCGTTGCGGGTCATTGAAAACATTTCCAAATGCACCCGGTGGATTTAATGCCCAGTCTGGATAATTGGCATTGAACACAGGATCTATGTATGCGTCTGGACCGTAGATGGTAGGAATAGTTACCAAATGGCTGGGCACAAAAGCAGGTTTTACACTGTCTACAATATCCACATCGCCACGAGCTTGTGCTTGTGCATCCACAAACACAGCTTCTACTAGATTGCCACTGGCACGTTCTATACTGTAGCTGCTTGGGTCAGGTGGAAATTCAGAAGTTTCTGCAGAAGTCAATGTTACTTTGGCTCGACCGTATTGTGCATTGATAATCACCATGTCTTTTTCAATCAACTGAGCAGTACCTGCTAGATTGATCAATTTGAATCGCAATTCACTGCCTGTGATGTTCACAGGCTTTTGGTCTTGATTAATAAACTCAAACAAGATCACGTTGTCAACACCTTTGTTGATGGTTAATTTTTTAGCGTACACAGGATCCCACCTCCGGTCAAAATAGGCACCGCTAGAATCCAAGACCAACACTCGTTGGATTTGTTGATAGATATAGATCTGAGTTGAATACATATGGTGCTCCAATGATATTTATCCTGAGTCTCCGGGTATAAATATCCAAACTAGTACAATATGGGCAGAGACTTATTTCAAAAACTTGCAGACAAATATCCGTTTATCACGCTATGTGTGTACGCCACCAACGAATACGTGGGTATCGTACAAAACAGAGATGACATAATCACCACCATTTATGACTTTGGGAATGTAAAAGATCTAGAGCAAAAACGACGGTACTTGGATTTGGCCAACACCTGGTGGTGGGAATCAAATCGTAGCATACCCATCAACATATTCTTACGTGGTGAATGGGACGAATTCCGCAGTTGTTTAAGAACTTTTGTAAACAAGGACTTGGAAATACTTCATGGTCCTGTGTGCAGCCTAAACGATATTGTTCGTAGAAAAGGCAAGCGTAAATCAATTACCTTGGTCAGGCGTATGGAGTAAAATATACTAAATAAGGGTGTAGTTCGCGATATGGGGATATCCAACTACTCTAACGATCAGGAAGGATCATCAGCTATGTGTACTTATTGTAGTACAAAAAACTACCGCAAAATCTACGAAAATCATATAGGACCTATTCCTACAGAGGCCGCCGGAAGGACTTACGAAATACATCATATTGATGGTAATCGTGATAATAATAACTGCAATAACTTAAAAGCTGTAACACTACAAGAACATTACGACATACATTATTCACAAGGGGATTACGCAGCTTGTAAATTAATGAAACTTCAGCGTATGAACAAAACACCAGAAGAGATTAGTGAACTATCTCGTCTTCACTCAGTAAAACAGTTCCGAGAAGGTAATTCTCCTTTACAGAGACCAGACGTAGTCAACCGTTCTCTAAAAACTAATAGAGAGAAGCTAGAGAACGGAACTCATGCTTTTTGTGATCAAGAATTAAGAAAACAACAAAACAAAGAAAGACTTGAAAATGGAACTCATCCATTTTCAAAGAGGGAAGATGGTTCTTCCTTGGGAAGAGACAATGGGATTCAAATGATGGCAGACGGATCACACCCATTTTTAGACTCAGAATGGCACAAAGAACAATCAAAGAAAAAACGAGAACGAGGAACGCACAACTTTAAGGGCGGTGATATTCAACGCAACCGAGTTAAGAACGGAACTCATCCATCACAAGTTAAATGGACGTGTGAGTACTGCGGATTATCTGGAAAAGGCAAAGGTAATTTCACCCGCAGTCATGGAAAGAATTGCAAGTCTAAAATAAATTTACTCACTTAAAATATTCATGTGCAATTTTACTAACATTGCGTAGGAAATTGAGTGGCTACGCTTAAACGAATAGCCTCGGCTGTGATCACCATCCCATACTGATTCAAATACTCGAGACCAAGACTGATTCTGCAAGTGTGCCTTTCCTGGACGTATTACCGAGATAAATGCTGCCATCCTGACAATTGAATCAGGCCGCATACTTTTCAATAACTCACAATAGTTGCCAATATGAACTAGTTTTTTGGCCCAGACTGGGTCATTCCACAATCTATCCCACGGCGGCGTAGCTGCCAGCATGATTTCATAATGTGCAGGATCCTGAATCAAGTTGTACACACTCATGTTCAGCAAGTCAATCTTAAAGTAACCGCGAGATTCTGCTGTTTCATAATCCAACGCTGCACAACCCAACACAGGATCACATGGTATGTCAGTGACGTAGATTCCAGAGTTATGTTTCTTTCCATTACTTTGCCGTGCTGCTGTGTGCGGGATCAATGCCAGCACAGCATCCCTATTGGGCACGTCAATATCAATATCAGCGCTCATATCACCATCCTGCTTGTGTTAGAATTTCTTTTGCATAGGCCTGGTCTTCAGGATAATCAGCAAACTTCTTCTGCCATACGTCTGAATCAATATAAGGCCATATTATTGCCACTTGCTCTGCATTGAGATCATTCAAGAACTTCTGTCCTGATTCACTATTGTAAATCACCCAAGCACTTATCCTACCTGTGGTAATTGCATAGCAATTGGCATTTGCACTGCCATATCTTAGACAATCATGAGATGGAGCATGTTGCTTTTCACTCCACCCTATACCGTGTTCGATGGCTCGAGCCAATGCATCATCTACTGATTCGCGCCGCACATATTCCACTAGATATTCTGTGTATAGTTTATCACTGCACCAGTTGTCAATTTTCTTGTTGTTCTTTAACAACCATTCCAAGAAACGCACAGGATTGATCACCTTGACATCTACACAATATCGTCCCCACTTGACAAATGCACGGTAATAAGAAGATGTAGCAAAGTCATCCCACACCTTGGGCTTGGCAGATCCTTGTGTGTATTCATAGAACTTCAAGTAACCTTGTAGTCCCAGTTGTACTCCACGTTCCGACGATTCCTGGTAGCGTTTTTTCTGTTCACACACATGCACACTCAGTGTGGATTCCTTGCTGAATGATCGATTACAATACTTACACGTGAAGTTACTTGTCGTTGCCATGGTCACGTATGAGTTGTGTGACTTCTTTTTTAGTGGTCATTGTGGCCATCAAATCAATTTCATCTTCTTTGAAGTGTGGATACAATTCACGCAATTGTTTTTTCATAGCCGAATCACCAGCTTCTTTTTTCTTGAGAGAGATCCAACTATGCCGCATGGCACCCAGGCCTGGACTGGCTGCTGTGGCCATAAGCCATTGTAGTTTAGGATGCCGATGCATTGTGAAGAAATGCTTGTTCAAGTAATGATTTACACTTTGCACATAGTATTCTTGAAGTTCCTGGGCACCGTCTACTGTGCTGCCCCAACGTACCATAAGGAACGTGCTGAACTTCTTGCGTTCCTCAGGAGTTAGCTCATCGTAGAATGCTCGGTTCTTGGCATCCATTTGCCGCATCTCGTTGCTGATGTTTAGTTTGTCGCTCATGTTGTCTTGGTAAGGTGATAGATCATTATAGCATGGTCTAGCGCATCTTGTAAAGTAGGGTTAGTTCTGGCTGCTCTGCGTATGTTGCCCCAGAGTTGGTCTTCCATAATGTGGGTGTGTAATGATCTACCGTCATGCGTTCTAGAATCGTACTCTTGTAACAACTCACGTTTGTACGACCCAAGCTCACGAGAGTATACAGTATTACCGCCATCCGGACTTTCAAATATTGGCATAATTTACTCGTTCACAGTTATAGCATCTTTCAAGTCCAATGTTGCTCCTTTAGTGCGCCATTGTTCAGCAATCAACCTATGCGACCAATACTGTGCATCGTTGGCCCTTTCTACTCCCACTGCGATTTTGTTTTTGTTATGAAAAGTGGTATCAATTGATGCGTCCTCAACCAGCATGGGAAAATTAAATATCCCGTCTGCTTGCAGATACAGTAAATTTTCTATAATAGGCATGGTAGGAACTCCATCATGCTCAATTAAATCCAGCTGATATTCGTTGTAACCTCGGCATACCTTGTCTAATAGAAATTTAACATATGGCCTTCTTAACAACGAATATGCTCCCCACCAACGACCACGTGTGATCTTCAATGATAGATAAGGTTCACCAGCAGGATTACAGTAAGGCATTGTGACTTTGGTCAATTGTATCGCATTCCAAAGTTCAGGAAGATTTTGCACAAACTGTTCCCAGGTAAAATTCCAATGCTTTATGCTTTCAAAACTAACGTCATCTTCACAAAAGATAGCGTATTCTTCATCGGTTGAAACGTACCAATTTCTCAAAAGATTTATATGAGAGATTATGGTTCCCATCTGCGTTTGAACTTGGGGCGCCAACAATCCTGTGCCTGTCACTTGCACATGATTAGCAATTTTTTCAAATCTTTCAGTTATGTATACATTTGTTTTTGTAATACCATAATGATCAAATTGATTTTGCATGTATGCTCTACGATCCACACTTTCACGCAAACTGACATAGTTCACCGAAGGGAAATTTTTTAATTTTTCACTGTAGGATAATTCTGTCATGATCTACCAAGCCTTGTTGTAATCCACAATCTCACAGTTGCGACTGATGTCTTTGACAAAATACACACAGTCTGGTTGCGGTTCATCATTGATGGGAATGCATAACATCTGCCCATTTTTTAATTTGGGTGCATACCATGACACTTCTTGATACACATCCACAATTTCTATAGGAGGAAAACTTGGGCGAAAACTGGAGAGAGGATTGAATTGAAACAGTTTGAATCCACGATCATTAATACTGGTCAGTGGTAACATTTCTAAATCACCCACATCGGGTTCTCCAATCAACACTTGCCAATCCATGGGCATTTTGATTCGAGCATCGCCTATCTGCAATACCAATGCAGGTGCGGTAAAACTTTCCAGGAAAATTAAAGGTATGTAATGATAGTCAGGGTTGGCTGGATCAGAATTATCTAATATAGCAAATCTCATGTCATCTACTTCTTCGGGTAAATGTGTGAGATCATATGGTCGGTTGTCTAATGTAAGGATACGCATGAGTTTATTGTACTGCATTTTTTATAAAAATACAACCTCATTGCCAGTTTAATTTTTCTTGAGTATAAGGATATTCAGCATCATTATAGTAGGCCTTGCGCTTGGCCAAATGTCTTTTGCTGAATCTGCATGTTGATGTGATATCCCAGATCTGCACATGATCTTTGTCTTCGGCTTTTCTAATACCACGCCCAATTGATTGGATTACCCTGGTGAAACTTTTACCGGACTCGATCATGACCAAGTTAAAGATTCTTGGTATATTGATACCCACAGCAGCCACACCATATGTGGCCACAATGATTTTGCCAGTGGCTGTGGCCACTTGGTCGTATTCTTCCTGCCGTGCAGCACCTTTGGTTGCTCCTGACACAAACACTGCTCGATCACCCAGTCTTGCAACCAATTCACGTCCGGGTGCCACACGATCTACCAGCACTAGGGTATTACCAGTTTCATTCACTTGCAATACCAACTGAGCAATGGCGTCCAAACGTCCTGATTCTTCCAGTAGATATTTTAATTCTTGCTGGTAAGTTTTATGCTCTACTGTGTCAACCATTTGCACCACATTCACATGACACTGTGCCAATACACCCCGTTCTTGCAGTTCACTGGCAGCTAATTTCGAAATCACTGGGCCAAGACTTACTAGCAATGACTGGCTTTCAAACGCTTCTTTGGGAATGGTGCCAGTCAACCCCCAACGAATTGGCACTTGCGCCATCACACCTGTCAGCAGAGTTTTGAGTGCATCTGCTTTGGCCATGTGACAATTTGATACTACTGCACCATCTACAATGTAGTTGTGATCGTTTTGTATGTGCAAATTAAACACTGCAGAGGGTTTTGGTATTTCAATTCTCTTTATTAATTTCATATAATTTCTTTATCTTTCTTGCTGTGCAGATACCAAATCTGCTGTAGTTGATATTAATTTTTTATTAATAATGTCATGTTCATGAGTCAACTCATCTGCTCGTATCCATCCTTGATCAGTGAGAAACTTATGATTACCGGTGACTTGTATTTTGTTACCATTATCAAATTCTAACTCAAACATAGTTTCGCTAGCAGAATTTGTTAGGTTCTTATGCTGTTTAACTACCGTATCTACTTTAAACTCTTTAGTAGTCTCGGAATAGTTAATAATCTTATCACCTGAGGTTATATCTTTAATCGCAACATATCCAGTAGGAGTTAACACCCTGCTATCTGCCGAAAAACATTCATCCACAATAACACAAACAACATCTTCGATAAACTCTTGTATGGTGAAATCACCCGTGCCATCCTTGGTGTTCTTCATGAGATTGTTTAGACTTTGCCATGTGCATATGGTATGACTACGACCATATTCTTTTCGGTCTCCAAAATACACACCCACATCCAACTCCATGTTGATGTAGTCTTTTTCTGTTTGTGTCACAAGACTTTTGTTAGGCACAATCACAATACTACGGCCATACTTGCTCACTGCATCGCTTAGTGCTGCTGTCATAATGGTATTATGATGTATTAGTCCGTTAGCATCATAATATAAATGCGGAGCATCGATTGAAATATCAAAACAATTTTCGTTGGCTGTGTTAAGTATTTTAGTAATCGTTATGCTGCCGGTCAAATGATCTACTGTTGATCCAATGGTCAATTGTTTGGCAAAAATATCATTGCCGTGCTGTTGTAGAATATGATTCTTTGCTACACGTATTACATATCCGTTATCAAATTCCAACTCAACCATTGGCAAATCAAACTTCTTTATGAAAGAGTTCACTTTTACATTTTTATCTAACGCCGAGACATAAATTCCAAAATTATCTACTGATATTTCTTGGTTATCTATTAAGGTTGTAGCATTGAATTCCTCGATATATTCACAAAGTTTTCCAATTGGTATTTTAATTATCATTTAATAAAGTCCCGGCACTTTTGTAATATTTCTACTGGACTGGATATATAATCATTTTCCCATACGATCATTACGGTATAATCGTTATCTTCTAAATCCCGAACTTTCTTTGAATCATGTAGCCAAACATCATTTACTTTCTTTTTTCGTATCATTTCATTACCTGTATATATTTTAGGATTCCCGTGCCAGTAGTCACCGTAGTATTCTATAATTTTTTTACCATATAAAAAATCTACACGATGAACCTTTTGTTTTCCGCGGACTGTTTTTTCATCAGGACCATAATAACCTATTTCAAGTTGTTTGAATAATTCTATAGACTTTTTGCTACGGTTTGCTACCATTCTTTTATTACCTGGCGAATCAAGCCACTGTCTAATACGGGCATTGAACATCTCTTTACCGTTGCTACCATACTTAGATGTATAAAAATCTAACCCATTTGTGACTTGCACTTTACTAACCTTCAGAGTAGCTTCTTCGTGCGTGAGCCCTTTTTTGATCCAATATTCGACGGTCCTAATAGAATATCCACGTGCGCCTTTTTTTGCAGCTGGTGATTTTAACGATCTATCTTTTTGAACTTCTTTAGTCTTACTAAGGGCAGCCACTGCTGAATATCCCTTGCTAACCCAATATTCAATTGTATTTTGTAGGCCTTGTCTTTTGGCCAAGTTTACTGAATTTATAATGTCATTGGCGGTGGAAATAGAATAGAAGCAAGTTAATTTTTGTAAGGTCATTTGGTTTGTGCCATCGTGGCCGCATTGACAATTTTTCTTTGCAATATAATTACCTTTGTATATGCCAAGATCAAATTGAGTATAACAATGATGGCACAATTTGGTAGAAATTGGCGGCGCTTTTCCAATGAACAATTTACTCGAAAACACCGGTTTCTTTGATATAGCAATAATATCCCATTTGTCAATTTTGTGTAAGGTGCATAATCGTGGCCAGCTTTTTTCTTTAAAATTATCCATTATTTGATGTAACATCATTATCCTGCTCCTGTTGTAATTTATTTATTATAAATCTACCAAAAGAAGTATTTTCATCAATATTAACACATAATAGGGTGTTACTTGCTAGACATTTGCCTGCACCAGTGGCCACTTCCTGCAGGCACTGCGGGTTGGCTAGAAAATTATTGATGATTTCCACTTGATAGTCACGTAGCTCAATGGGTTTGCCTGCCATTGGGTGATTGTGTGGCCAGGCTTTGTGGGCATAGGTCTGTTCGTGTACCTGATCAAACTCAAATGTGGTTGTGTAGGTACGTTGATCATCAAGCTCAACATCATAATTGTGTTTGTCTAGGATGGGCAAAATCTCAGGCAACAAGTTTACATAAGTGCTGCCGCCAAGTTGGAAGTAGGCCACTTTACCATCCCAGCGTCCTAGTCTCACTGCTGGCAGATAACGTGCGTAAGGTACATCATATTTGAATTTCTTTACTAGATCTCTGCGAGTGTCAAGATCTAGGCCTTCAATCTTAATGTTGACTTCGTCACGTATTATTATGGTTGCTTTTTTCATTCTGTAATTATTTGTAGTAGTGAGCAAGTATATAGCAGATACAAATAAAAGTCAAAAAGACAGGCACCAAAGTGCCTGTGTAAAAGAGTCGCTGGGGCTAGAAAAACGTTAGCGACTCTATTTGGGATAAACCCAAAATCTTAATCAGCATTGATATGAATTTGAAAGCCAGCTTCTGCAGCCTCGTCAGCTTCGTACTCAGTATCCACAGCAAACAAAAACAGATCACCATCCCAAATTTCGTACATACACATTCCTTAAAAGATTAAAATCAGGCACTCATTATCAAATCATCTGTAGCTGCAATACAATGCAGCAATCACAGCTACCCCAGTCATATTAGGCTGCTTTCATACAAGTTGTTTCCGCAAGGCGTTTCCAGTTGCTTTCGCTGAGTTTGCGCAGATCAGCAATCTTCAATGCCATGCGCAAACTCATCTCACGCAGACGAGTCTGATTCGTTTCCATAAACTCAAAGATTGCGTCTTGTGTTTCAGGTTCAAAATCGTAACCTTCAAACAATACACCATCTTTGGCAATTTGCTTGATACGCAGGATCTTGTCACGCATGGTGTCCAAGGTCAAGTCCAAGTAGTGGCAGCGACTTTGCAATGCATCCAAGTGATCCCGTAGCTTCTGCGATTTCATAGTCTCAAACTTCAAGTTAGTGATAAAGATCACTGAGCCTTTGAAGTCAAAGCTGTCTGGGATGCCTTCGCGGCGCAGTGCGGAACTTTCGCTCAACCAGGAAATTTTACGCTTCTTGCCAGAGTCCAGGGCACCTTTCAGCAAGTTCAGTGCAACGTCATCCACAAGAATGCTGTCGCAGTCATCAAACACCAGCACACAGTTTTCGTCTGAATACTTGTAAAGGGTTTGATACAGGCCAATAGGAGTGGCACTGCCTTTCACAACTTCTGCACGAATACGCTTGCCTGCAATACGATCAAACAATGTGGCCTTGTCAATTTCTTGTTCAACGCCAAAGCTCTTGCCAACTCCAGGAGGGCCGCTCACAATCATGGCACGGATACCGCCGTCGATTGCAGCACGAGTCATTTCTGTGAGAATTTCAAAACGCTCGCGGATACGATTCATTGCAGCTTCCTCAGTCTCCGCCACAAAAGACGTCACTGGCACTGCAGGTGTATGCACAGTATCACCATTCACCATCTCATAGTCAGTGATAGCATCAACACGAATGCGAACAGCAGCAGGGCAGTTGGGAAAGTGTCCGTCATTTTGCACTGTCACAAAGCCGCCCTTGGCACCTGTTTGAAACCCGTTGATCAATGTGAAGTTTTGATTTTTCACAGACTTGCCGCGATACTCGCCGCGGATAATACGAATTGCGCTCATGGTTTCTAGCCCCGTTTTGTTAATATGCCACTATTGTAGCAGTGGTTGAATTACCAGTCAACTGTTTTTTACAGGATTTTTCCAAACTTTTTTGCAAAAACTGTGAGATTTTTGCCACATGATTCGGCAGTGTTTTTGTTGGTATCTTTGTTGACCTGCAGCTATTGTAGCCGATCATGCACAACCAGTCAACCAGGATAGTTTAGCGCCAGTGTTGTTTTATTACAACATCTGTAGTTTCGTGCGGTTTGGGATCTCCATGGAATACCAACACACTGTTGCTGGGTTCAAGGATGGTGCCACGCCCAGGTCGGTAGTAAGTTCTATTTTTCAAATTCATACCACCATCCAGTGCAGTCCATCTCCAACTAACAATTCGATCAGAGTCCATGAATTGGCGTTTTTCCGGAGCAATCACTGAAGTGAGATATTCCTGATCGCCGCCGTGCTGATATCTGTTGATTATTTTTTTAGCGCCATTTTGTTCAAAGTTTGACCACACATGTGACCATTTGGTTGTATCCCAATACATCACCGATGAGTTGATATTTTGTATATCTGGTTTCCATAGCACTTTGAAATCTCGTATGGTCCAAAAATAAAATGAACTGAGATTAACTATCCAATCTATGTTGTCAACAATCACTGTGTCCAAGTCAAAGTACAACAATTGCCCTTGATGGTGTACTGGATTAAACATTTGCATTTTGTACCACCAGCTGCGTTTACGTCCACTTATGCCGGACCATTCTGTCAAATCATGTCGGATCATGTGTGGTGGTACTGATCGATTAGATTCTGTATACACATGCAATCTCACGCCACGTGACAAATGGCGACTCAACATGCTGTGTAATTTTTCTACATAAATCCAATCATACCCATTGCCATGTATCACACAGGCGCAATCAACAGGTCCTGTTGGGTCAGTCACAGTAGGGGCAACATATCCAAGTAGCTTTCTTGCTCGATGTGCTTGTCTTTCGGCACGATGCCGTTCTTTTTCCAACTGAGTGGCCACGATCATACCGGTGGATTATGCCAATAACCGGGATATCTTTTTAGAATCGCCTGTACTGATTCAGGATATTGAGTATCCACCACATGTGTAGTGGCTTTGTGATTTATTGCAGAAATGGTGTCTCTTCTTTTGAATGCCTGCAACATCTCTTCAGGATCTCTGTGCTGGGTTTCTATACAACTCACTACCTTGTTGCGTATGAGATCGTCTGACCCCATCCAGGTCCAGTGCCAGCCCACAGGAGTGCTGATTCCCACACAATGATCTCTATTTTTGCGTTTGATGCTGGCACCTTTGTATAACTCGTGAGGTGTGTGAAACATACTGCGGCGTGCTACCACACTGCCTTTCCACCCACGCTCGGCCCGTTGATCAAACTTGTACATGTACATTTCAAATCCGCAGCTGACAGGTCGATCATGTTGATCCATTGTGGCCACGATTGTTGCCCAGCACTCAGGATTGATGATCTCATCCAGATCACCGTGGATGATGATATCATCGCTGTGGTATTGTGCTAATGCAGGTGCTATAGCTTGCCGCATCATGGTCTCGCACACAAGATTGGTTTGGTCTGCTGTCAGTTCCAATGTGACCACTTGGATTCTATTGCCGTAACGCAATTGATACTGGGCAAGATTGTCCGTGAGATAGTAAGGTTTAGGAATTCCGCTGAAGGCTCTGCTGGCTTCTAGTATCACCCAGCGATCCACATACTGGTCAGTGATGGCCAGATGTATGTCCAGCATGTCAAATTCGTTGTTGAAGAGAAGTGTGTCAATAACCATGATTAGAATCTATAAATGATCTGATAAGCGTCGTACAAAGGTTCATGACCTTTTGCTTGCAAGTAGTCTGCAATGTAATGGCCTTTTCCTGTGCGTTGATTGCTGTTTAAAAATCTGCTGTTATCGTCTATCACCACCAGGGCACCGGGTTTGAGACTGGGTTCAATTACCTGAAATTCCCGTAAATGATGATCAGCACTGTCGTGATCGTTATCCCATTTTACATCATAGCTGTCCAGGTAGAAAAGATCCACACGATCCAGATCCAATTGTGTGGCCAAATACAGCACACTGTCCATGCATGTGGCTTCAAATCTGTCAGACTGGATGGCACCACGGGCAGCGGCCACTGCGGTGGGATCTATATCCACACTACGCACACTACCACTGTGATGTTCTACAAATTCTGTAAACAATCTAGCACTTTGTCCATCTTTCCAATTGCCGGGATTACGCATGGTGCCAGTTTCAATCATGTGATATTCTGATTGGTCAAGACTTTCAAGATGTGCAAACACCAGATCAAATCCGTCTGCCCGTTGATAAAGTCCTTCTGTGAGTCCTCTTTTGGCACCGCTCACTCGGGGATTTAACAAGTGGTAATAGTTGCTGCGATAATGGTCAAGCCAAGTCATATTTTATTTAAATCAAACTGCTGTCATCAAATGGTTTTGTGACCAGCCAACAACGACCGGATCTACGCACCTGGATATCTCTTGGTCCAAAAAAGTCCCACACTGCCTGTTGCACTCCGGGGTATCCTTTGGTATAGTCGTCGCCAGCGAACATGGATCCAGGGCGCATTTTTGGCCACCAAGCAGTTAAATCGTTTGTGACAGCTTCATAACTGTGTCCGGCATCCACATAGCAAAAATCTACTGACTCGTCTGAGAAATGGTCAGCAGCGTCCCAACTGATCATGCTTAACATTGTTATGTGTTCTATCACCGGAGTTAGATTCTGTTTAAAAATATTTTCAAGATCCTGCACCGTGGCCGGATCATACGCGATCGCTGCTTCGCCCTTCCAGGTATCCACACAATAAAAAGGTCCTAGCTTGTTTCGGTTGATCAGTTCGACCATACAATATGCAGCACTACGCCCGGTCCAGGATCCCAATTCTACCCAAGTGCCCGCAGCAGGAAATTGATCTAATGCCTGATCCAGCATCACAGTATTTTTGTGACTCATAAAGCCATTTATATCTTGATAGAAATGTTCCATCATTGATTTTCAAATAGCGCCTGATGATCAAATTCCATTAAATGGTGAAATGCGTCAATTGTGAGATTGGCATGTTTGGGATACATTCTCCAAGCATGCGTGGGCAGATCGGCTAATATACTGATGTCTCGTATTCGGTCAGGATGATAAAAGAAGCTGTTGACTCCGCAAGTGTCCACAGTGAAGAATCGATATCCAAATTGTTCAGTCAACAGTTGATATGCGCTCAGGCTGCACCCACAATAGGTTTTTTTATATTTGGTCAAGCCAGGTCTTGCACTCACGACCTGATCTCTGTAGTAACTGAGATATTCCAAACACATCACAGCCGGACGAAAATCATGATTGTACAAGAGATCTTTAAGCACCCAGAAATCAAAACTGTCAATGTCTAGACTAAAAAAGTCCGGGGTGCGTGTGGGCCAGGATTCTATTAGAGATCCCATGTGATCAATTGCCACAGTGCAATTTCTGTGTTCATAGTCAGGATGTGTCCAAGCAGCTGGTCTTAGATCATGTCCCACGCCGTGGTATCCACGATTTTCAATCAGATTGCGGATCATGTTCTGTTCACCTGTTCCGGAACCTATTTCTATTGCCCAATGATCAGGATCTTGAATATGTGAGCAAAGTAAATCAATTATACCATCTTCTCGGTGTTGCGAGCTGAACTTGTATTCGTAGGGTAAAAAGTGTTCATCCTTGGTGGTCATAATGTATTTACCGTTATGTGCGCCGATAAATATTTCTATGAAAATTGTAATTGTAACAGGGGGATTTGATCCCGTGCATTCCGGGCATATCAAATATTTCAAAGCTGCACGACAGTTAGGAGATCGACTCATAGTTGGACTCAACAGCGACGCTTGGCTAACCCGTAAAAAAGGTCGACCGTTCATGCCTGTATGGGAGCGTGATCAAATCATCAGAGAATTAAAGATGGTTGACATGACTGTGATGATGGCGGACGATGCGGACAATAGTTGCACAACATTTATTCGAGAAACGCTTGAGTTATTCCCGGATGATGAAATTATTTTTGCCAATGGTGGCGACAGAACCAAAGATAATATTCCTGAGATGCAGATACAAGACCCTAGATTGAGTTTTGTATTTGGTGTAGGTGGTGAGAACAAAGCCAACAGCTCAAGCTGGATTCTTGAAGAATGGAAAACACCCAAAACAGATCGTGCCTGGGGACACTATCGTGTGCTGCACGAAGTTGGGCCACATGTGAAACTGAAAGAACTAACTGTGCTGCCCGGCCAACGGCTCAGCATGCAACGTCATGAACACCGTGCAGAGTTTTGGTTTGTGGCCGAAGGTGAGGCCACTGTATACACAGTAGATCCATACAGCACAGACTATGATTTACTGGCCAGTCCTGCTCGGCATCAACACACCTGGATTCAACTGGGAGAATGGCATCAGTTGTGCAACCATACTGACCAATTGCTTAAACTAATTGAAATCCAATATGGTGAAGATTGTGTGGAAGACGATATTCAACGTAAATGAAAAACATCATACCAGTATTTGTAGGGTACGATCCCAGAGAAGCTATTGCATATCACACCTGCGTGAATTCAATCATACGCAACAGTAGCAAACCTGTGGCCATTATACCATTGGCATTGAATCTTTTTAAAGATTATTCCGAAACACACACCGACGGATCTAATCATTTTATATACACACGTTTCTTGGTGCCGCACTTGATGGAATATCGTGGCCATGCTATCTTTATAGATGGTGATATGATTGTGCGTGGAGACATTGCTGAGTTATGGGATTTGAAAAATAGTTATATGGATGTGCAAGTTGTCAAACACGATTACAAAACACGCATGACTGAAAAGTATCTTGGCAGCAAAAACGAAAACTATCCACGCAAAAACTGGAGCAGTGTGATGTTATGGAACTGTAATAGCTTTCCTAATCGCAAACTTACTCCAGCATTCATTGAAGGTTCCACAGGGGCAGAACTGCATAGATTTACCTGGCTTGAAGATGCCCGTATAGGAGAATTACCTGCTGAATGGAATTGGTTGGATGTGGAATACGAATATAACCCGTCAGCAAAATTAGTTCACTTCACATTAGGAACTCCTTGTTTTCATGAATTTGCCAATCAAGGCAATTTCTCAAATGAATGGCATCGAGAACGTGTGTTTACTGAATACTGTCAACAGAGAGATATTTTATGAGCAATTGGATCTTTCTCAGCAAAGGCGGCACGGACGAATACATAAACATGCTGGCCCACAGTGCAAAAATGCAACCAACAAATAGTGATTACTTTGATTATCATTATGATGTAGAGGTGGACCATAATCAGCTGGTACTGCGTGGCATTCTCAAACACAAGATCATGAAAAAATGCCTAGCTGATGGTAACAATTTTTACTACATGGATTCAGGATATGTTGGAAACAATGTAGGTAATAAAAACAATCAAGGCGTCAAGCAATATCACAGAATCGTGCTTAATGATTTGCAGCATCGTACTATACGATCACGTCCTAGCGACAGATGGGATTTGCTTGGTATTACACCTGCTGCTCGACGATATGGATATAAAATCATAGTGGCGGCACCAGATGAAAAACCTTGCAAGTATTACGGTGTTGATCAGCATCAATGGATTCAAGATACTGTGGCTGAAATTAAAAAGCATACTGACCGTCCAGTAGAAGTTCGTGAACGTGCAGCATTGCGTATAGATAGAGTAATTAATACACCTTTAAGCCATGTATTAACACAGGATGTGCATGCATTGGTAACATTCAACAGTATTGCAGCAGTAGAAAGTATATTGGCTGGCGTTCCTGCATTTGTGATGGCACCCAGTCATGTGGCAGAACCGGTGGCCAATCGAGAGTTATCTAAGATAGAAAATCCTTTTTATCCAGATCAAGACTTGTTGATGGCTTGGTGCCACAGCATGGCATACGGACAATATCATGTACGCGAATTAAAAAATGGGACGGCATTTAGAATGATGCAAGAAATATGAAAGTTATAAGTTATACAGCAACCCTGCCCCGAAAAGAGCAGCACACTGAAGAAAGTCTCAAGAACGCCACATATAAATTGGATACACTGAGATATTTTGCACAAGGTGTAAATGCGCAAGATGACGAAGGTATTGTCGAAACCGACATGACGTATCAACCCAGCGAAGTGGCTGTGATACTAGGATGGGTACACGAACACGGCAAAACTTCTGCACATTTGCAATTCCGTCAAGAGATACTGGATCAACAGCGTGCGTGTGGTGGTAGGACCGTGATAGCAGACAGCAACTTGTTCTTGTACCGGAACAAGGCCAATCCCGGCTATTGGTTGCGTTACAGTTATGATGGCATCTTTGCCAACACCGGAGAATATTGTGATGGTGCGCCCAACCCTGAGCGATGGAATCAAGTGCAGAGTTTTTGCGATGTAAAATTACAGCCTTGGCGACAGTTGGGCAATCATGTGTTGCTGTGTTTACAACGTGATGGTGGATGGAGCATGGCCGGGTGGGATGTAGTAGACTGGGCGTTGAAAAACACAATTGAAATACGCAAGTATACAGATCGACCCATACGCATACGTCCACATCCTGGTGACAAGAAGGCCAGGAAATACTGTGAGAGAATAATGAAACTGTGTCAGGGTCGCAGATTGAAAGACATAGAGATCAGTATAGAAGGGCACAGTCTTGTGGATGATTTCACCAACTGCTGGGTAGTTGTAAACCACAACTCCAGCCCAGGGGTAGCAGCAGTTATGGAAGGCATCCCTGTTATATTAACTGATCCTGTGCGTAGTCAAGCAGGGGATGTGGCCACCGTCGGCATCAACCGTATAGAAAATCCACTCATGCCCGACCGTGAAGTATGGGCACAAAGAATCAGCCAGTTTCACTGGAGTCACGAAGAACTACGCACCGGAGTATGCTGGGCACACATGAAAAAATGGGCAAAAAAATGATACAAGTAATAACCAGTTTTGATCAACGGTACTATGATCTTATAGGTAAGGATTCGGTCAGCAGTTTCCTAGAGTATTGGCCTGAAGAACTATCACTTACTTGTTACGTGGAAAAATTCAAGTTGCCTACTCATGCTCGTATACAGCAGATTGATTTTTCAAAGTTGGATCCAGACTACAAAAAATATCAACTGGATCCTGCGTTAAATCAGAGCATGAAAAAGTTTGCCAAAAAAGCATACAGCGTGATGCATGCCATGCATAATAGCTCAGCAGATTGGATCATATGGTTGGATGCAGATGTGATTACTGTTCGATCCTTACCTATTGAACTACTACAACGGGTACTCAAGCCTGGAAATCTTTCAGCATATATGGGTGTGAAATACACCATAGACAAGAGTGGTAATCCTGGAAATTGGTTAGTGCCCGAAACTGGATTTTTTGCTGTGAACACTCAGCATAAGGACTTTGCTGTATTCACAGCAGAATACTGTCGCAGATATCACCAACGAGACTATGCTGATCTGCGTAGATTCTACGACAACGATGTGTTTGGTGCTGCATTATTAACAGTGCCCAATGCCGAGGTGTTTGATCTATGTGAGAGTTTTGGTAAAAAATACAAGACTCCACTGCGTCATACTATACTGGGAGATCATCTCTTACACTACAAGGCCAAGCACAGCAAGGCCGAATACAATCAAGACGACGCTGACAACCAATAAGATTCACGCCTGGGTTGTATGAGATCAGATTCAAGGCTTCGTCCAACAGTTTTTCTATTGCCTTTGAGATGATCCAAGTATGCACCCCATGTTGTGTTGATCAGTGGATGCCCTTCACCCTTGATCAATCCCGCGCTCCAGTTTAACACTTTCCATTCAGGGTGTAGGGCTTGCACTTCTTTTCTGGTCTCATCAAACACCCAACAATCGTTCCATTCAGACATGGTCATAAGTCGTCCAGAATCATATGCCAATTGAAACTCTCCAAGCCATTTGCGAGTGATTGGGTTTCGCAAATTCATTCCGTACAACCCACATTCAGAGAACTTTTTTTCTCGTCCCAGGTATGCTAGTCCCGTATCTGATGGCATTTGCAGTAACAAAAATGCTTCATTGAGTCCGGTATGACATATCATGTCAGCATCCATCCAAAATAACACATCAGTTTTGCAGTTGGCGGCGGCATGAAACACAGAATAGGCCTTGTGGCTAAATCGTATGGCATCCCAGCGGAATCCAATACCGGGTGCCTTGCCTTTTTTATCTGTGGGACCAGTTGCCACCTTACCACTAGCCCTGGGATCTGATCCCCATCGTTGCTTGAATGCAACAATTTCAGGACTAACTTCATGTAGATTTCTCACATGTAGATTCTTAGCTGTTTGTGTAATAGCACAATCTTCGGTGTATACATAGAGGTTAACTTCGCTGGGCCAAGTGTTTAAAAATGTATCAATCATTCGGCTGGCATACTTGTCATAGCCTGATTGATTAAATGTGGTCACTACTGCATATTTGGTCATTTAAAATCCTTGTAGATATTTTGACTAGATCCCTGGCGTTCATACAGTAAATGCTTCATAGTGGTTTCCAAATTGTGTTGCTCTTACTTTTGACCTGAGCAGATTGATATGGGCCGCACAAGTCGTTTAACCATTGCTTGTGATATTCTTGTTGCCCGTTGTCTTCAATCAGCAACCAGGGTCTATTATGTTGTATGGTGTTGCGACTTCCTTCCAGCACTGCATTTTCAAAGCCTTCAACGTCTATCTTGATCCAGTCAACTGATTGAAAATTGAATCGATCAAGAGTGGTCAGTTCGCCGGTGTGTTTTTCAAACTCAGGATTGGGAATAAATTCTTCAACTTGTTTGGTATGTCCACATTTAAGAGTTTGTAATTCAAATGTCACTGTTTGATCTTTGTCACCGAGTCCTAGATTATGCAATTCAACATTGCTGTAACTTTCTAGATTTTTTTGCAAGACTTCAAAGTTTTTAAGCACTGGTTCAAAGCATATCACACGTTCAAACTGCTCGGCACTGGGTCTGGCAAAGATACCAATGTTGGCCCCAATATCAATCATGGTGCGTTTGCGTGGAATATTTTGAAATACATAATAACGATACCGTTGTTGATAGTGTATATCCACATCTTCGGACAAGCGTTCACTAAAGAATCCATTGGGAGGTTCAGAACTGTACCAGAGTGAATTTATTTTATACATAGTGTTTATTCAATAACTATTTAATACCATATCATGAACATCAGTATATTTAATCGCTTTGGAGCCCTTAATTCAGGGCCAGTTTTTGAAGCATTTGGTAACGGTTGTAAAAAACATTGTATACGGGTGTCCGAACACAATATGTCAGCAGACGTAGCTGTGATTTGGAGTCAGCTATGGACTGGACGCATGGCCCCTAATCGTGTTGTGTGGCAGGAATTTATAGCAAGTGGGCGCCCTGTAATCATACTGGAGGTTGGGCAATTAAATCGCGGTGTGACCTGGAAGATGGGTATCAATGGTGTAAATGCTCGTGCGTGGTTTGGTGAGGGCACAGAACCTGGGCGAGCAAAGAAACTAGCAATGCGATTACAACCGTGGCATCAAGGTGATCATATCTTGATTGCCATGCAACGTAGCGATAGTGAACAGTGGGCAGGGTTGTTACCTCCAGAAAAATGGTTGGATCATACTGTTGCTAAATTACGTGAATACACTGATCGCCCCATTGTGGTACGCCCACATCCAAGACAAAAAATTCAACCAAAGATGGGTATAAAATTTCAAACACCATTGGCATTGCGTGGAACCTACGATGAATTTGATTTTAGATCAAATTTGCCCAGGGCATGGGCAGTGGTTAATGAAAACTCTGGTCCCGGCAGTCAAGCTGTATTAGATGGCGTACCGGCATTTGTGGGTACATATTCAATGGCAGCACCTGTGGCCAACATGGACTATTCTTTAATAGAAAAACCACTCATGCCTGACCGCACTGCGTGGTTGGAAGATCTATGTCATACAGAATGGACACTGGGTGAAATTTCGTCTGGCAGGCCAATTGGAAGATTATTGGGTAGATTGCAGCCTAGCTAAATCAGCATCCACCATGTTGCGTATCATTGTGCCAAAATCAGTACGTGGTTTCCATCCTAACTGATTCCGAGCCGACATTGAATCTCCACACAAGCTGTACAGTTCAGCAGGTCTTTTAAATCTAGGATCAGATTTGATTAGTGATTGCCACTCAGTGATACCTGCATGGCAAAATGCAATATCGCATAGTTCGCCAATGCTATGTTGCTCGCCAGTGGCAATAATATAATCGTTGGCTTTGGGCTGTTGTAGCATTAACCACATGGCTTCAACAAAGTCTCCCGCAAACCCCCAATCTCGTTTGGAATCAAGATTACCCAATGTGATAGACTCGGCCAATCCCAATTTAATTCTGGCAACACCATCGGTGACTTTGCGTGTGACAAACTCACGTCCGCGCAATGGGCTTTCGTGATTGAATAATATTCCCGAGCAAGCATATAAGCTATAACTTTCACGGAAGTTTATAGTCATCCAATGGCTGTATAGTTTACTAATCCCATATGGACTGCAAGGGCGGAATGGAGTGGTTTCATTTTGTTGCCATAGTTCAGTTGCATTTCCAAACATCTCACTTGTGCTGGCTTGATAAAATCGTGTATTAGGATTGTGAGTACGAATAGCATTGAGCAAATTCAATACTCCAATGGAGTTCACTTCTGTTGTGAGTTTGTTGAGATCCCAACTTGACCCTACAAAACTCTGCGCTGCAAGATTATACACTTCTGCAGGTTTTAGAGTTTGCATGAGATGGTTCATGTTGTTTTCGTCAGTGATATCTCCAGTGACCAACTCAATATCGTTTTCTATCCCCAACCACTTGATATTGTCCAAGTTTGGGTTTGAGTATCGTTTGATCAGGCCATACACATGATAGCCTTTTTCAACCAATAGCTTGGCAAGATATGGACCGTCTTGGCCGGTCATGCCTGTTATAAATGCAGTGCGTTTCATAACATTATGTATCACAAAAGTCAGTCACACTGTAATATCTTCCATTCCCGCTGTACGGAGCTTGACCACGTGCCCCATTTGCCACTGTTTGCTGTCTAGACCTTTGAGAATACCCAACCAGCGATTGCGTAAGTATGCCACTTCGTTGATTATGGTTTCATAGTCAATTACTTCATCTTCACCTTCGGCATACTTTTCAGCATCTCTACTGGTAAGGGCACGAGCATATGCTTCAAGATATTTCTTATAATGTTTTCTACGTATCTTGCGTAGTTGTATGTTGAGATAGTTCAACACTGCCTCAACTTCTTGAAGCTGATTGAATCTTTGTTCTGTAACGCCAGGAAGAGCCGTGATGTTCTTTTCTAAAACACCACGGATCCTACAATCATTTTGAGCCGCTACTAGCTCTGTCTCGTAGTATGTGATAAAATCTGGAATGGCTGAAAGATCAGCTACCACGCGGCTATACCACATTAATTTTCCCAGTCGTCAGCGTGATAATCTTCTTCTTCATCAGCTTCTTCATCTTCGTCTTCAAAGCTCTTGTCATTGTCAAGATATGCTGTGAGAGCACGTTTGATGTCTGGATCACCTTTGAATGCATTTCGAATGTCATCCACATCACAATCATTGTCAATCAAAATTGCAACTATAGTTTCGGTTGCCTCATTACGATCAACGGTGTTTACATATCTCTTGAGTTCAGACCAGAGTTCGCTGGCCACTGCTACTGCTTCATTCATTCTGCTGTCTCCTCCTGGGTACTTACCTCTTCCCTGTGATTTCCAAAATCCGCCATTGCACGGTCCAAGCAGCCTTCCTCATTGGCTTCCCACTTCTTGCGAAACTTCTTGATAATCTCACCGTCAGTAGTAACAAACACTAAACTATTGCCTTCTTTCTTCAGCATGTTGCGCTTCTCCATGAGATCCACCATACCCGAGTATGGACTCATACCTGTTTCATACGGAATCTTTACCTGCACACCTTCAAAAGGTTTGGCATAGCGTGTTTTCATTACTTTGCAAGCAGCACGGATGCCCATAACATCTGAGATCTTGTTGCCGTCTTCATCTTCTTTCAGCTTGAGTTTCTTCATGGCCACAACAATTGAGCTGGCATAGATAAAGCCTTGACCACCGGATATCTTATCATCCGGATCAAACATGTCCTGACTTGCATAAGTGTGATTGGTACAAACCAATCCCACATTGTATGAACCAAACATATTCACACAGTTACGTACCAAACTAGTAAGTGCTTTGGGTTTGCGGCCCATGTCACCTTTCATCTCGCCTGCTTCGAACTGATTCACATCAGTTGGTGTAAGCAACATTCCCAATGAATCAATAACAAACATGACCTTAGGACGATCAGTATCGGGCAATGCCTTGTAATCAATCATGAATGTGGAGATGGCTTTGGCCACATCATCAATCATGGACATGCTTAGTTTAAGCAATTTTGAATCGCTGGTATCCACGCCCAGTGCTTTGAGCCAATCCTCATCTAGTGCGTTTTCACTATCCACTAGCACTACATAGATGCCCTGTGCTTGTGCGTTCTTGATAATGTTGCCGGAGCAGATATAACTTTTTCCGCTATTGTGGCTTGAGATACCATCTCCCCAATATCTATGATTAGGATGATCTACCGTGAAGTCATAACACTCTTCAGGAGTAACTTCAATAACCGAAACTATTGGATCAGACTTATTAGATTTAGTGATCAACAATGTACCCACATCAACATTACCTGCCGGAACCCAATTGTTGTTAGATAACTGCAATAAATGATTGTTAGCACATCGAGTAATTAGTCCACCTAGTGTGATTACTTCAACCATTGGCAACACCCCTTTGTTAAACCAAGCCGTAATAGGCTCAAATCCGTCGGGTGTATCAATTTCTAAATTATATTCCCCACATTCCCATAACTTTTTTAGTTCGCCAACGGTAACTTCTTTAAATGCCATTTTTAATCTCCTTAATAATTTTTTCTGCTACGCAATGAGGGTTAGTCATAACTTCACTTTCCCATACTATGATAACATTATTGACTTCTTTATGCGCGGCAATTTTTGCCATTCTTTCATTATCTGTATTCCATATTTCATCCGATGATCTATTGTATGCCACAAAATCCGCATTATATTTTTTAGGATTCCTATGCCAAAAGTCTCCATAATATTCAATCACTGTTTTTGATATACTATCATAGAAATCAACGCACCAAGTTCCAATCTGCTTCTCATAGTTTTTTGTTTTATAATACGTTCCTTCATGTCCCAACATTTCATCTAATATCATAAAGAATACCTGAGACGTCTTGGAGAAACTATTTCTCTTTGCATAATATCGATTTGATAATTTAGTTGCATCTGCTAATTCATAACCACGTAAAACAAAAGCATCAATGCTATGTCCTTTTTTCTGATTTATTAATATCTTCTCTTCTTCAGACTTGGCAGCTAATGTAGCTAGCCATTGTGCTATTACCACGGGAGACCTAGCATGAGATTGTGATTCAGATACTTTAATTTTGGCCTCTTCCTCCGAATATCCCCGCATTACCCAATACCCAATGCATCTAATAGAATAATCAGTTGCTCCTTTTTGTGCTGCTGGAGATTTTGCTGACCTCTTGGATTGAATCTCTGTAACTTTTTTTTGTGCGTTTTCTACAGTGTATCCTTTATCTTGCCAGTAAATTACTCTATTCTGAAAATGATTAGTTTTCTTTTTGGATGCTTCCACATAATGCTTTCTCCAGTGATCTCCATATCTTAATACAAATGAATATTTTGAAGGGCTCGACGGCATTGCCTTTAATCGTCTGAGTCGACCCAAATAGTTACTTAAATCATATTTTATCATATATGCCAATGCAGGTAACCAATTCTCACATTTTTTTGGTGATCCATAAGTATCAAATACTAATAATAAACGTTCACATTGCTTATTCGTCAAGGACGCCCCGTTACCTATAATTGCGCCAACTGCTTTTCTTTTTAGAAATCTATCTATATTTTTAGTCATGCACAATTCCTAAGTTATGAGTATTTATACAAATGCGTTAGTATGTGGGCATAAACTTATGTCTTTTTAGATATTCTAATTGTTACTTTGGCCGATTCGGGCAAGCACCCCGACTCGCCTGCAAAAACAGTAACCTTACCCAATGGAATACCTCTATTGAAGTCTCCAGAGATCAAATAGTTCAATGCAAAGTTGCCAGTAGACACCCAGTCGGTTGGGTCGTTGAAACCAATGCTCAATCCTTCAATTGACTTGGTAATTTCTTTTCTAAACTTACTAACATCGAAGGGCTTAGACATTTGTTTTTTCCTTTAATAATTTATAATTTTTAGATATAGTTTGATCTACATCTATTAGAGATATACCCACGTGAACATAGCTTGCCTGAAAAATAGGTAGGCGAACTGTTCATTTAAGCAATTTCTCTTGGTGTTATATTACAAAAGAACACAGAGAGCTGCCTCTCTGTGTTCTTTGGTTGCTTACTTGGCGGTGCGTGAGCGTATCATGGCCAAAATGTCTTCGGCCTTTCTGCTGCCTTCTGCTGACTTGGACACAGGTGCTGATGTCACTGCTGGTTCGTCATCAAAGTCCGTGGCCACAGGTGCTTTAACTGCTGGTTTAGACACTGGTTTAGACACTGGTGTATCTTCATCCGCATCTGCCGCAGACGCTGTTCCGGATGGCGCACTCATCCCAGCTGGGCGATAGTATTGTCCCCAACGTTCAGAATCAAATGGTTGGCCATCCACGCTGGCTTCAAACATCTCTTTGATCACGTTGAGTTCTACTGCTGTGGGTTTCTTGGGCAAGAATGTGCTGAGATCAAACAAGCCATATTTTTCAATTGCTGCTTGTTCAGCTTCAGTCAGTGCAGACTCTTTACGTGACCACTTGCTGGTGTTGTAATCTGCATACCCACCCTTTTGAGTTTTTGCAATACGGAAGTCAAGACCAGCTGAATAATCAGTTGGCAAGTTTTCCAATTCTGGATCCATCAATGCACCTTTGATGATTGCAAAGATCTGAGGTCCAATCACAAACTTGCGGATGGGATTGTCTGGAGTTCTGTCATCTGCAAGAGAATTGTCACGCACAAAACCTTGATAGATGTAGCTGCGCTTTTTCCAATACTTGCGACCCATTTCTTCAAGACTCTTGTCCTTGAACCAGGGGCGTACTTCAGTGAGGATGGGGCAAGTGTCGCCCCACATTTCCATACAAGGTACTTGTACCATAACCTGTTTGGATTCCATCTCTCCTTTGACGCCGTTGAAGGGCAGTCGAATCATGGCCCGTTCGGCCCAGAAGAATGTGTTTTTAGTGTTGCCATCCGGTAAGAATCGAAGATTACAAGATTGTCCTTCTTCAAGATTCCAATGAGGATAAATGGAGTTGTCTCCGCCAGAGGATTGTCCTCCTTGTTTGTTTTCTGCTGCCTGTAGTCGTGCTCGAATTTCTGCTAAAGTTGCCATAGTTTTTTCTCCTGTAAATGCCTATGTAAAATGCCTATCTAAGTATTTAGATTGTGTTGCCTGTGTCACAAATGAAAAAGCGCAAACACAGTAGTAGTATATGCGCTTCTTGTCTCTGTGTCAATGTTATTTATGTCATTTGAGCAAACTCAATGATTTTATTCTTGCCAATTGTGTTTCGTAGATGCCGTCGGAGCATTCTGTTAAGCCATGTACAGGACAGTAATGATTCTCCATGGTGTAATTGCATTCTTTTGAAGGACTCACAATGTGCTCATCTACTTCTTCTTCAAATGTGGATGGATCGTCACCTTCTGCCACTGGTGCCACCGGAGCCACAGGAGCTGCCTGATCCGGAGGAGGTGCTTGTACTGGCTCAGATTGTGCCACTGGTTCTTGCACCGGCACTGGCTCAGCCACTGGCTCTGCTGGTTGTTTCAATGCACTGGACAGTTCAGCAAGTTCTGGTATGCGATCTTCGTTACGATCAACCCAGGCTTGTACCAGTGGTACTGCATCTGCTGTAGGATCTTCTTGGGCCATTGCTGCCAGTTGATCAAACAATGCATCATCGCCGATCAAGTTGAACAATACATCTGTCACATCTTCTGCATCAGGTCCCAGTGGGCGAGGCTGACTCATCCACATTTTGAGTTCATCAATCTGTGCTGGGGTCTCGGGCACAGCCCATGTTCCTTCAACTAATTTACTTGCCCAAGATTCAAATATGTCAGCTTCTTTCATGGCCTGCGATTCTTTTTGTATACGTGCCAACATAGGCAATGCTTGCTCTATTCTAGGATCAATACGTGTTTCAATAAACATTTCACGCAGATCCTCCACAACCATATCTGATTCAGAAATCTCTGCAGGTTGCCAGGATTCAAAATACTTTTGATATCCACGACTGTGGGCCATGTGTTTTAAATTTTGATTAAGTTGTTGAAAGTAATGATTGGTTTCTGTTACCAAATTGGCAGCAGATCCTTCGTACACACGACCTTGTTGTGCTCTGCGGAACTGGCTCAAGGTATTAAGTTGGCTTACTGTTTCGGATATGTGTTGTCCACGCAGGTCGTAAGGATTGCCACCTTGGCGAACATGTTCTACCATGGCTCGGCCACCGGCTAGTTTACGGAATGGCAAACGGAATCGTTCACCCAATGCAGTTTCAATAAACAAACTTTCCACATAGCGATAACGCTTGTCACCTTCTGATATGGGTTTGGAATGTTTGATCATGAGTCTAGCATCTGTTGGCTCACCAGAGTAACTGACCTTGCGTGTGCCATAAAAACTCTCTGTCAGTGCTGCTTGACCAGCTATAGCATACTTGAGTCTGCTGATGTTGTTCAGACTAAATCCATCGCCGCGTACTTTATTAGCACGAATAGCAAAGTTTTTTAGTTGTTCCAAGAATCCAGTGGATCCGCCATAATCAGGATCACCCTCACCATACCAGGCTTTTTTATCTTCTGGGTCCATGGTGCGACCCAAGTTGTCACCAAAGTATACCTCAAAACCAGAGTTTGGGGTCAACAGTATAACCATGGTTCCGTAGTTTTTGCCAGTGGGCCCGACCCAATCAAAACTAAACATGTCTGCTTGGGAGACATCAGGAACGCCGCGATTGTTTACAGCGGGTTTTCCGGTCCGGGTACTGAGTGCGTCAACATCAAAATCACGGGTGATTAAGAGATCGTTGAGTTCGCTTGCGATTGAATTTTGTGCCATATAGTATTTACCTCATCATTACAGAGATAAACGGCATGGGTTCTATGACCTCTTGGCCATGATCTCGCATGTGTGTGCTTAATTCAGCATAGAAACTTTGCAATACTGTAAGCATGCGAACTGCTAAAATAGTGGCCATAATTAGGTCGTCAGTCTCGCCGGGTTTGGCAGCATAGCTGGTGCCGTGTGCTACAAAGTGCTTGAGCTCACTAATCAAGCTCTTGCTGTTAATGGTCATTCTTCCTGATTCTATTAGATTCTTCAGTTTGGAACAAGCAGCCAGTTTGGATTTATTTGTGGTGTTGAATCCTTTGCGGAACCTGCGCGGTCCAGCAGACGCAGTGTCACTAAGAAAGTATCCTTTGATATTTTCTTCACCCCATTCAGCAATAGAAATCAATGCTGCTTCACCAATGGTATTGTTTTCCACTGAATAGTAAATGCTTTTTTCATCTCCTACAGTATCGTATATGTGTTTGATGATATCTTTTAAGATGCGTATCTGTTCAGGTATAGGTGTTTTGTTATGCCGCCATTCACCAACTTGACGTGTGGTGTTGGCTTCAAATATTTGTATAGCAGCAGGATCTCCACCTGTGCCCAAACTGGGATCCAATGCCACAACGTACACTTGATCTTTGCGTATGGGTTCATACCAACGCACCTGCCCAGTCTTGTGTGTAGGGTCGCGCCCAGTGAGATCTAACAATTTGGCAGGTGCTATTAAAGTCTCATCATTTACAATGAATTCACAATTTATCTCACGACGGAATCGATCATCGCCCAACTGTGCTCGCATTGAATCCCCCCAGGCTTGATCACGATCCGGATGTTCTTCCCAGTAGCTGCGATAGGCTTTGAAACCGTTCATGCCCAGTTCAGTAGGATTGCCGTATTCATCTTCACACTTGTTAGCACCTTTCCACAAGTATGCAAACTGATCTTCGTCCGAGTTGGGGGTCGATGTGATAATGGCTTTACCTCCAGTGGCCAGTGTGGGTGCCATGGCTGTCCAAAACTCTGTTGCTATAGTAGGTCGCACATACGCAAATTCATCTAAGTATAGCAAGGTAATACTCATACCACGACCAGTTGTTTCAGTTGTGGTGGCTGAAACTATTCGGCTACCGTTTTCAAAGTCTATCGAACCTTTGTTGTAGTTTGTGGCACCTGCTCTAATGTGATCCGGGCATAGTTCGTAAGCAAAGCGGATACGCTGCATAATCTCTTGAGCACCAGTGTATTTGTGTGCTGCTATCAAGATTGTACTGTCTGGCACGAACATAGCATACCATAGGATGTAACCAGCAGCACTGGTTGATTTTCCTACCTGCCTGGGCATCATTGCAATCGAATATCGATTGTGATGATATGTATCAATCAGTTTCTTCTGATAATCAAAAGGATGATACAGCATCTTGCCCTGTGTAGGATGCTGGATGTAAAAGAAGTTGTCCATGAAGTAGTGCGGACCGGTATCAGGGTCGGCACATTTAAGGAATTCGTCTAGTTCTTGTTCGGTGAATTTCTGACGACGATGTGGTGCTTTGATCAGCACCCCTTCAATTGGTTTAGCCATAGTCAGTTAGTTATGCCGAATTTATTCAGATCGGCCTTATTCAGTCTAATTACACCAGCTTTGCTTTGCTTCACCGTAGTATTCACGGGCAAGACCGTTGGCAATTAACTGTTGACGTAGACTTTGTCCGTTGAGTATGACATCACCTAATACACGCCCACCATACTTGTCCCAGTCCATGATCACAACCTGACGTTTAGTGCTGGCAGCAACGGCTTGTTTTGTAAATGCTGACGCAGCTTCCCCAAGCTGTGCTTCACTGGGGCATCGAGCGCGGAATCCTTTTTCAGGAGTATCAACTCCAAACACTCTAATGCTGAGTTCTTTCTTTAGTGGTGCTGGCAAAAAGTCTGCTTGAAAAGCCACAGTGTCGCCGTCTATAACTCTAGTGATCACAGCATCATATGTCACCCCTGGACGTTGTCGGGGTTGTGCCAGCACCAGCACAGGTACGATCAGCAAGAACAGGAGTAGTTGTTTCATTAAGTATTACCTTGGATATCCTCGGAAGGCTTTAACAGGACTCACTGTACTGGTGCTGGGTATTTCTTGACTGCGGAGATCACCGCTGTTGAGATCTGTGAATTTAGATCCTATGGCCTTGTAGGCCATTTTTAACTTGTTGGCTTCTTGTTTGGTATAGGGCGCTGCAATGTCCCAACGCCCTGCCCAGGATTCACCATCAACATCAGGAACAAAAGTTCCATCCGTACTGGCTGCGGCCATCATCACACGATTTAATTCATACACTCTATCAGCTGGGTAATCAGCAAATTTATGAAGACCCACTGTGGCAAATTTTTCTCTTTTGGTGAGTGTACCTACTTGTTCACCTTCGGTGATAAACTCACTGGCTCGCATGTTAGATACCGTTTGAGCCTGCTGTAGCAGATGAGGCTGTGCCCAGTGCTGTGGCGCTGAATCCTGTTCCAGTCACAATGTTTAAGTAGTTGCCTGCGCCGACATAGTATTGTTGTACGGTATTACCCGGAACCACAATGGCGTTGGCATACAAGTTTCCTATAGGTGTGGTCATTGTGGCATTTGCTGGCACACCATTGGCCTGTACATAGGTCAACTGAACTACTGAAACTTGAAAAGTTACATTTGCAGTAGTGGTAGCAATTTCTACTTTGTCTGTGGACCAGGCCACATTGCTTACAGCGTTCACAACTTGAATAGCCATTATTTGTTATCCTTATTTAGATCTGCCACATTCACAGGGCGGAACAGATTTGTAGTCTGGCTCAGCACACCAGGAATCATCACAGGTTGATTGCGCACCTCTGAAGGTGTAGGTGCTGGCGGATGTCTTTCCGCCAGTCTACTCATGGTTTCTGCGTAGGTCTGAAATTGTGTGCTCATATTATCTAACAAATCCAGCAATTTCCATCATGCGGCGCAGCTCATTGTCACCTTCATATCCCATACGATCCTTCTGTCCAGCATTCACAGGAACAGTAGTCTGGCCAGTTGACTTGGGACCATTCAATCCGCCGCTGTACATTCCTTCATTGTCTGTGCCTACTTCGTCTGTGGGATAGTCGGGCTGGTTTTCTGTGGCATCTGTATCGCCGTAGGCTTCCTCCATCATTCCATTGTCGCAACCACATGGGCTAGATCCGCACGACGGGCATGTCTCGTCGCCGTGGTCATGATCCATAGAATAGATAGCATCCATTTCAGAATCATTGTCAGTCATGCTATGCATATCATCACCGTGGTCTTGAGAGCCAATACCGGCTGATTTCAACAGCATGGCCAACTGCATTGCATCTTCGTCTGTGGCAGTAACTGTAAGAGTTTGTGAAGGACCACCGTGACTGTCGTTGTTCATGCTCATGTTTATGCTCATGGATTCAGAAATCATTTTTTCAACTTCACGATTGAAACTGTCGTAGATACCTTTTCCGTAACTTACACTGCCGCCAGACTTGGGTGCAGACCCGCCAGTTGCTACAGAACCAGATGTAGTGGTTTCATCAACTTCTTTTTTCTTTTTATTATCTATCTTGTTTGCTAATTTTTTACCTGGCTCTGCTGTTGTATTTTTAGCCATGTTATCTCTAGCAGCTTGTAGCTTTGCTTTTGATTCTGGACTATTTCTATCAACATACTTGCTATGTGCTTTTTCTTTTGGTCC